TTTGCGGAATCTCCACTTGAACCTATCTGTGCGTAATCTCCACTTGAACCTATCTTTGCGGAATATCCACTTGAACCTATCTGTGCGCAATCTCCACTTGAACCTATCTGTGCGTAATCTCCACTTGAACCTATCTTTGCGGAATATCCACTTGAACCTATCTGTGCGCAATCTCCACTTGAACCTATCTGTGCGTAATCTCCACTTGAACCTATCTTTGCGGAATATCCACTTGAACCTATCTGTGCGTAATCTCCACTTGAACCTATCTTTGCGGAATATCCACTTGAACCTATCTGTGCGTAATCTCCACTTGAACCTATCTTTGCGTAATATCCACTTGAACCTATCTTTGCGTAATATCCACTTGAACCTATCTGTGCGGAATTTCCACTTGAACCTATCTTTGCGGAATCTCCACTTGAACCTATCTGTGCGTAATCTCCACTTGAACCTATCTGTGCGCAATCTCCACTTGAACCTATCTGTGCGGAATTTCCACTTGAACCTATCTTTGCGTAATATCCACTTGAACCTATCTGTGCGGAATTTCCACTTGAACCTATCTTTGCGGAATCTCCACTTGAACCTATCTGTGCGTAATCTCCACTTGAACCTATCTGTGCGCAATCTCCACTTGAACCTATCTGTGCGGAATTTCCACTTGAACCTATCTGTGCGGAATTTCCACTTGAACCTATCTTTGCGCAATATCCACCACTATCAGTTTCGTTATCTTTCGCAGGCTCAATTCTTGTCTTTTCAATAGTAAAATCTACGCAAGCCTTGATGAATCCTTTAAGTCCAAGTTTTGCACCAATATGTAGCTTGTTTGTTGCCGACTTATCCTCTCTTTTATAAATATCTCCAATGGCTTCAACTTGTGCAAAATCTGAAATATCTCCATTTTCATCAATAAGCGGATAATAATTCAGTACATCAAATGGATTTTCACAAAAATGCATTACACCAGCTTCGCATATTTCATTTCCGTTTTCTTCATAAGTAGTATTTTCTTCGTACTGCTTGCCTTTGCATATCATTCCTCTGTTAAATGCCTTATATCCTTTTATACTCATCGATTCTCCTCACTTTCTGTCTCATCTCTCCATGCTTTAAATTGCATATTCAAATCTTTCACTTTTACCTCAATCTCATCTACCTCTTCTTGTTGTTCAACTAAATAGCAGACAAGCTCAAGCATATTGTGCAGAATATCTTCCTTTGATAGATTTGTTCTTATCTCTTCCATTTTCCTAAACCTCATTGAAAGCCTGAACCGCAAACAGTTCATTGGCTGTCTGCTTGAATAGAACTCCGTCAGATATGACTGTATACATATATCCGTCATACTTAAGCTCTACAGTATGCTTTTTACCACCCATGTAATAATTTCTCTTCTTAATACTCTTGCCTATGCCTCCTATAATCCAAGTAACTTTTTAAGCGTTTCTCTCGCTCTCTCGGCTTCATCTTTCACCTGTTCCTCGCTTTTATCAGCAAGTCTAATCACTGTTTTGTACTCTTCCTCTGAAACTGTCTTTTTAAGCGCACGTAAAACAGTAACTGCCTCTGCCATAACATGGCTTTTTATACCTCTAAATGTAACTTCTCCGTCTTTTGCCTTAATCATCTCTATACCTCACTTTCATTTATTATTTTTAATTCAGTTTTGAGTTTTTCAACTTCTTCCAGCTTGTCTGCAATTCTTCTTTCTGCCCTGTTTCGGAATGCCTCCTTTGCATACTCAAAGTTAGGTTCTGTAAGAAACATGCGACCAAAATCAGTTATTCGCCCGACATCATCTTTCCTCGCCACACTAAGGTAGTTTGGAAAAACTCTATCAACTGCCGCGTATGTCTTTGGTCTCTCTTCCGCTTCGCATTCCTCAACGTATAAACCTTTAGGGTTACTGCCGTAAGTATCTAAATTGTAAAAGTATAATTTCATATTATTTCTCGCTTTCTTCAAACTCTTTCAACTGTTCTGCCAACTTCTTACACTCCTCTGCCACATATTCTTCTGTGCGAACTATCGTGCCATCAATGCGAAATCTATCTTCACACTCAATCTGCATAGCAAGGCGCTCTCTGTAATTAGGAAATCTCTCATAAGCGAGTTCAAGTTCTTTTGCGTCATCGCAATGTGCACAGTCAAATCCAAACCACCATAAATCACTTTCTATTGGATAGTTTGAATTTTCTCCCCCATCCGCAAAGGTAATACCGCCGTGGCATGAAAAATATGCTTCAATTCGTATTCTTTCGTCTTCATCAAGGCAAGCTCCAAGCAAAGGAAAAATACCGCTTATTTTTCGGTCTCCGACATCTGCTTTCTTAATTTCAAGATAGTCTGAATACTCTTTACCATATAAAGGGTGGTTTTTAGGAATGCCTACATATCCGCACCTATGCCCCATCACATTGAATGTAACGACACATTTATATCCTACGTGTTCAAACTCTTGTTCTACAACATATCTATCATTCGCCATATCACACCGCCTCAATCACAAGTTCTTTGTCCTGTGTATGCTTTAACAAGATTAGCTGGTTATCAATTTGTGGTATTCTCCAATCGTCAACGCTCTCTGTATCATCAATGATAATTGGAAAATTAACGCTTGCTACTTTCTGAAAAGCTCGGCATATGTCAACCTCTGTCAACATCCTTGCACCATGATTGAGATTTCTTGCGTATGCTTCACCATTGTAAACAAAGTCGCAGCACTCCTCGGTATCACCATTTAAAAGCGGTCTGAAGAGCTTTGCCGTGGCAAAATTCAGATACTTATTAACATCAGCCTGTAAAAGCTCATTTTTCTTACGTGTAAACTCTTTCAGCAAATCAAGCTTTCTTTCCCAATCAGCTATCTCCTGATTGAGGTCGGTTCTCTTTGTTTCAAGGTCGGCTATGCTATCATCTATACGCTTGTTATTTGCCACACCAAGCTCAATCTTTGTGTCAACCGATGAAACTTGCCTTAACAGTTCGTTTCGCTCGTTTTTAAGCTTTCTGATAAGCTCCGATGTATCGCTTTCATCTGCAAGAACTTTCTCTTTTTCCTCGATTTTAGCTTTAAGTGCCTGATACTCACTGTTGCCTGTCATATCAATATCAGTAGGCACTTTTCTAAGCTCTTTAGCAACAATATCATGTCTTTCTGTCAGCTCCTTAAGCTCTGCTTCAAGGTCAGCTACTTCTTTCTTCTTATCCTCGATAGCCTGTTTAAGCTCCTTGCTATCACTTGATAGCGCATTTCCTTTATCTTCAAGCTCTTTAAGGTCCTTTGCTTTTCGCTCGTCAAATTCGGCTCTCATGCTCTCTATCTTATCTTCCGGCAACTTCTGACCGCACATCGGACAATTAACACTGCTTTCATCAAAGGCAAGCTCTTTTGTTTTTCTCCAATCGGCACGTACCTTTTCTAGGTTCTCTGTGCAAAATCTAACCTCTCTTTCAGAGTTTTCAATGTTAGCTTTTTTAGCTCTTATCATTGACTCTCCTTTGTGAATTGAAGCATTGAAGTCATCAAGCTGTAACTGTAGTTCCATGCGCTTTTTCTGATTGTCAGCATTGGCTTTTCTTTCCATATCAGAAAGCTCAAATTTAAGGTTCATAATGTCCTCTGTAGCTTTCTGCTTATCCTCTAAAATCTTATTGTAGTCAGACAGCTTATCTTCAATTTCCTTAAGCTGTGGCTCGTATGTTTTCTTCTGTAATTCAAGCTCTGCAAGGTCTGTATACTCATTGGTGGAATGAATTGTATCAATCCTTGTTGAGATTTCGTCTCTTTCCTTGACAAGTCCTTTTGAGCCATTTCTACCGCCTGTGCCGTTTAGTTTGCCACGGCATACTTTTTTAAGCTGGTCTACATCGCCATCGTCAAACATCGGCTTAAGCTCGGCAAACTGTGGAAACATATCGCAGATTTCCTCGTCAGTGTGTGTACCAAAATAGCTTGCAAGTGCTAATCTCTGCTCTGCCTGTGACTTGTTGAGCAGTGTCATGGCATTTAAGCAAAATGGTAATACTCCGAGCTCTGCCATGTTGTCATTGATGTACTGATTGTAGTCAGCCATTTTATACGGCACATCATTGATTGAGTAATCAATGACACTGCCTGTAATCTCGCCTTTTTTGTTGCGTTTTTGCCTTGTAACCTTTTTCAGAGTCTTTTCTTTTCCGTCAATCTCAAAGGTAACAGCTCTTACAATGTCAACATCGTCAATCTCGACTCCGTTTTCATCATGCGGTCTTATGCCTGTAATTTCTCTGTCGTTCTCGTCATGGCAATTCAGCACATCAAGAATAATTCTCTTAACTGTTGATTTGCCGACTTCATTCTGACCGGATAACACAGTTTTCATTGAAAAATCTGTGTCTAATGTGTTTTTGCCATAGAATTTACAAAAATTCTGTGCAAAAATGTGTGTAATCTTCATTGCATTTCCTCTCTTTCTATTTGTTTATGGTTTTTAGAATCAAATTTCCGTGTAGGCTTGATTTTTTAACTACTCTTAAGTATGAGTCCGACTCCGATACAAAAAGCCACTCACTAGCCACGTAATGAGCCTTGTTGAGCAATAGCTTCTGCTCTCTTGTTAATGGCTTCAATCGGTATCTTGTATCACCCAGCCTAATCCGTCTTACATTGTCGCTCATTTAGTTTCTCCATTTCTTTATCCAACAGCGCTTGAAAGTCAAATGATTTGTTTTTGTGCCGTTTAGCTCGATATAGTTCTTGTAGGTAATCGTTAGCACTCTGACGTTTCAATTGGCTACCAATCGCAGTAGATGTCAAGATTTCCATTTCCGCTTCCCTCGTCATATACAATTCCTTGTATGCCAACAGGAGTATCAACCACAACTCCATGTGGTAAATCATCGCTTGCAATTACTACATATTCGTTTTCATCAACTACAAGCCCATGCTCATTTAGATGTCTGCCCGGTATATTAAGTCCACCACCGGGTAACACTCTCTGTGAGTACCACGTATAAGTGTAATCACCATATCTGACTCGTCCTAGTTTCCTAAACCGGCTACAACTATATTTCTTACGGCAAGTTGGAACTGTTGGTTCTACATAGGTCTGCTCAACTACAACCGGCTCATTCTGAACCACTGTCGGTTCAATCTTCCCTAGCATTACATCATTTAAATAGGAAGAAACTCCGGCTGTCAGCTCAACTTTGCTATCTGCTTTCGCTGCTATTGGCTTTAAGGTCATAGTTCCAATTATTAAAGTCGATAACATCAATATCCTTTTTCTTCTCATGCGGTTCGCCCTCCTCTATGAGACATATTGCAATCAGTATCAGCCAAAATACTGTTACGATTGCTCCAACGATGATACTTGCTGTCTTAATTCCGTATGCCACCGATAATCCAAGGAAAAACGCAAATGCTAATGCTCCGAAAATCGAATAGCCGAAACCGGTGTAGAATTTCTGCTTTAAAGTTCTTTTTCTCATACAATCACCTCACTATGCAAAACTCTGTTGAGCGTTTGCGTCCTGAATAAGCTCATCAAGGTACTTAGGCACGACATAGCAATCAATAAACTCATGCACATCGTCTATATATTTCCTCTTGATACTCTTATAAGTAGAAACACAACCATACTCACGCTTTAACTGTGTCCATATATCAGAAAATGTCTTATGCCTTATACTGTTATCCCTGTATGCTTCGCTCTGCTTGCCACCAAGGATATTTACAACTCTGCGCTTAACATGCTGTTGTATCTCGTCAATATCGCAGCTGTAAAGTGGTACATTTTCCTTAAGCTCGCTCACATCATCTTTGATGTCGTTTACTTTCTGCTCCAATTCTGTATAGCCCTGTGCCAAAAGCTGTATCTGACCGCCTGTTGTCTTTGGCATACCATAACTGCCTGTTTTTCTGATTGACGGAAGTACCTCATCCATTACCCACCGCTCAAATCTCTCTGCACTAGGCAATTTTGATTTCATAATGAGTCGGTAAATATCACCCTCTGTTATGAATAAAACATCTTGATTTCCACTATTGGTAGGGATGTTCCATTTTAGAACCCCCTTACAATGAGTCTGCACCGCCTTATGAGGTATTGCATATCCTAACGCTTTTGCAACATCACTTCCGGCAAAATATGTCTTATCGTCTTTAGTGATAGTTCTAATTTCTCCGAACTCTTCATTGTTGAAAATTTGTAAATCGTTCATGTTTTCTCCTCTCTACTCAATAAAATAAGAAACTTCTACGCCAAAATAATTAGCAATCTTAATTAGCTTGTCTGTTTTTGGCATTGATTTTCCCGATTTCCAATCTGAAAAAGTGCTTCGTGCCATTCCGAGTTCCTCCGACAGTTTGTAAAACGAAACGTTTCTAGCTTTTATGAGCGTATCAAGTTTTTTAAAGCTCGCCTGTCGTTTTTTCTTATTCAATTTCCCATCTCCTTTCTTGACAATAGTTAGGAAATCCGTTACAATAAAAGCGCCATATTAGGCAAAATACGCTAGGAGGTAAAAACCTTGAAAGCAATTTTGATTTTGCCTGTTCCATATTTGCGAGGTCGCATTTAAAATGTAGCAATCGGTGTAGCGCATTTTGGGCAGTAAAGCTCGATAAAAAATCATGGTTGGCATGTCCGATAATATGCCGTGCTACGCTGGATACTCCTCTCAATCCGTCAGCTAATGGCAATTAAACTGCTGAACTTAAACTGCATAAGTGACGGAACATTTAAAGAAGCATTGGTACTACACAGTGCGTCGAAAGACTGCAAAATGTATGTGGTGTAAAAAATAAGGCAACGGCTGTTGGTGGTAGTACGCTAACAGCTTTTGTTTTTTAGTTCAAAAATCCTAACTATGTCTTGATAAAAATTAGAAAATCGTGTATACTATGAATTGTCCAGAAACATAATATTATTTTCTCAATTTTATTTTTTATTGAGTTGAGATTTCCTAACTTCTTTTTTCATTTTACATTAGGAAGTCTTATTTGTCAACCCCAAATGTTGAGAAATCACAACTTTTTTTAAAGGAGATTTTCTATGTACGAAAGATATTGTAAATTAAGAGACTCAAAAGGGTTAAATGATTCAGAAGTGGCTAAATATGGCGGTTTCCCTAAAAGTACTTTTTCGGATTGGAAAAAAGGAAAAAGCTGTCCAAAATTGTTTAAGTTGGTAAAAATTGCAGAATGTCTTGATTGTTCACTTGATTATTTAGTTACCGGAAAAGAGCACCATTCAGTTGTCGAGGAAGCAACAAAAGACTTGGCTTTGTCGAAAATGGATAGTAAAATCAAGGACTACGCGTTGAAATTATCTAAATTGTCGGATAAAGAGCAGGAAAATATTATGAATTTAATAGATATGATGTATGGAAATACTCAAAATAAATTAAATTAATAAGAAAGGTGGTATTTTATTATGAGTAAAACTGTTAAATGCCCTAAATGGGGTTGTGATGGTGTTGGCATACCTGTTGATACCAAGAAAAAATTCTCATTCGGTAAAGCACTTGTTGGCAACACAGTAGGCGGTCTCTTCGGACCTGTCGGTGCCGTTGTCGGTACAGCTACCGGAATTAAAGGTAAAAACGGCAAAACAAAGTTTGTGTGTTCAAAGTGCGGTAACGTTTGGGAAAAGAAAATATAACTACAAGGCAGAGTTTTTACTCTGCCTCTATTTTTCCTTTAATAAATATGTACAAGTACAATAACAGGTCTTTATCTTCCAAGCCCTCAATCATTTTAATTATTTCATTCCTATATTCCATACAATACTACCTCCGATACATCAATTATAGAACTTTTGTTCTTAAACGTCAATATTAGGACGGCAGAAGAATCCACCGCCCCACCGAAACTTGAAGAGTTCTCTTATTTGAGAACATCATTACTGTAGCACTTTAAAGTGTTTTATTTTGTCGAATATTGACAACATGGACTGTTTTGTAACCCTATTCCTGTAAAATAATTGAGAGGGCTTATGCCCTCTCTTTTTATGTGCAAAATCCTATTTGTGATAGTCTGCTAAACCAAAGTTTAGATAATACAAAGAAGAGCTTGAATTCCAAGTCTGACGCTAATCATACCCATAACAATAGGCACTATGTGGCGCATTTGAAGGCGGCTCTCAACGCTTTATGTTCCAATACATTTATTTATATGATGTACACTACATAATAAATAACCCCGACATTTTGTGTACTGCTATTATTATTCCAAAGAAGTACAGTAAAATCTTTATTGACATTTCTTCCAATTGATATGCCCTTGCCGCCAGCATAAATTATAGGAAGCTGCATAATAATCTCTGCATCGCTTGGCAAAGAAAATGAAAAAGAGTATTCTCTATCGGAATTTCCAGTAACTGTTATTAATTCAGCCTTATACGAGACAACAATATGATTTTTTACTAATGCATTAAGCTTAGTATTAATCTCGCTCTCAGTATAGTATCTATCATCATGGGTGTGAGGTTTCGGAGTTCTGGCATCCGACAGTCGGCTATCAGTGGTATTTACCTTAAAACTTAAACTTCGGTTTAATTCATCATATTTGTCATTTAAAATCTTGCCTTGACTCGCGTCTAATGCGCTTCCAGTGGTAGAAGTCGTGAGGTTATTCACCAAATCTTTAAAGGCAAAGCTTTTCAAATCAGCGAACCACTTCTTAATTTTTCCGAAGCCGACCGACACTTTTTCACCAGAAACAAGGTTTGCTCTAGTTGTTGTAGCGGCAAAAGTAACTGTTGTATCGCTTATATTTCCACCTTCTGCAACCGCTCCGATATTGGCAGGAGTTATGTTTACATTTCCTCTGCGATAATATGCTTCTTTTGCACCTTTTACTCCTGTTACCGGTGTGCCGGCAAGCACATCCCAATATCTATCAACAGTTAAATATACGTTACTTCCGGCAGGAATTATATTACCAGCCCCCTCTTTAAAATCAGTGGTTGTGGTAAACTGGTCGGTTATATTGTACATATCACCAGAATTAGCATCCGCTGTGCTCGGTAAGTCGGCAAAGTTGATTGTTCCAAGAGGTCTTAATGCTCCGCTGAAGCTCTCAGATATTTCTTTAACTTGTTCTGCGTACTTTTGCGCTTCCGACTCGCTCTTTGCAGAGTTAGTCTCACTTGTCCTAGCATTGGTTTCAGAAGCCTTGGCTTTTGTTTCGCTTGCCTTAGCATTGTTTGCAGAAGTTGACGCGCTAGTAGCAGAAGCCTTGGCATTAGTTTCACTGTTTTTTGCGTTAGCTGCGCTTGTAGACGCATTAGCCTCTGATTTCTTAGCATTAGTTTCACTGGCCTTAGAATTTGTTTCGCTTGTCTTAGCGTTACGTGCAGAGATAGACGCACTGTCCTCACTTGTCCTAGCATTGGTTTCAGAAGCCTTGGCTTTTGTTTCGCTTGCCTTAGCATTGTTTGCAGAAGTAGCTGATTCTTGAGCTTTGCTTGTGGCAAGTTCTGCCGATTTTTGAGCTTGTGAAGCAGAACTGCTTGCTGAGTTGGCTTTTTCTGTCGCAGTTTGTGCTGATTTTTGAGCCTGTGACACGGATTGAGCCATGCCGTCAAGGTAACTCTGAATAAGTCTTTGAATTTCAACGTCAAAATCCTCAACAGTTCCCATTCGCTTAACTATTCCGGGTGCGAAACACATCCATATCTGCTGTTTTTTCGTGTCGGAATCGGTCGATACCGCCCATTCTCCAGCTTTCATTTTTAAAGGGTCAAACTGTGCGTATGCCCCTCGTCTCATTTGAATTGCCATAAATTACGCCTCGCTTTCATCAATTATCTCCATTTGCCTAAAACGTGAAGTTGTAAATACAATTGTTTGTTTGTTTCTGCAGCAGCCGAGTTTATACAAAACCCCAACTCATTACTGCTCCATCTTGTAAAAAAAATAGAATACAACCCGCCGGCGCTACAAAACACAGTACCTGTAGTATGTAAGATACTTTTTATTCCGTCTGGCATATATACGCTTCCATAAGTATAATACAGACTACCATATTTAGAGCCAAACGAGACAGTCGCGGGAAAACTTCCCCACATTTCTATATATCCATCTGTCCACTGTCTCCAATACCAGCCGTTTTCATTGGTAAATGTTTTTGAGCCAAAAACAGTTTCAACCCCATTAAGAGTCAAATTGATTGCGGTAATGTCAACGTTAGTTCCACTTATATCAACCGTTTCACCGTTTATGCTTGCAAAGCCACCGCCACAGCCCATACCGCTAGTATGTCCTCCAACGTTTGAAAAAAGGTTTGCTCCCTCTGGATTTACTGTAAGATTATTATCAATATCATTTCCACTGTAATTTCCGCTTATTTTTGTCCCTGTTTCCGCGTCTTGCGCCCAAAAACTTTGATTGAGTCCTGTGGACGGATTGACAACATCAACATTGAAAGCTTTTGTAAATTCGCCGTATGCTCCTACAATTTTTGGGGAAATAACATACTCTTTTCCTATTTGCGTATAGCCAATATTGTCTTTTAATTCGTTTAACTTATCGTTTGTTGCAAAATCGGGTTGGTCTGAGATATTGTTCCACGAAATACTCACTCCGTTAGCGAGCGTAATGCCCTTGTTATCAAGCGTAATCAGAATTTTTCCTTTTGCGTCTTTGACATACTGCTTGCCGTTTGTGTTATTCTCACCGCCTAGAGTGAGCGTACCACCATGCGCCCAGTCAAAATTAATGCCAATAGCTGACATAATATTGAAAACAGCGTTTCCGTCTTTATCAATTCCGGCATTCCACGTTTTACCATAGTCACTTGACACAGCCATGCCATTAGCCGTCATTTTCCACTGTATATTGCTTGAATTAAGGTCGGCTTTATTATGCATAATGTAAATAATTGAGCCGTCCTCTTGTTTCTGCTCGGTCTTAAAAAGTCCAAGTGATTGAGACATTAACTGCGTCAGCAATTGCATTTGCTTATCATATACACTTAGTTTTGCCTGTGCAACTTTCCTAGCCTGTACGATAGCCTTTGTCTCATTGCTAAATTTATCAGCACTATTTCTTGAAGCATTTTCAGCATCGCATGAAATTTTCGTGCCACTTCCAACTGTAAATGTTCGGTTGGAAATAAAACAGCTATAGGTATTCTGCTTGCGGTCCGTCACAAGTGCTACATCTCCGCTCTCAATCAGTGGATTTGATAAGAGCGTAGCATCAAGAGGTCTGAACCTCATGCCACCGATTTTTTTGAAGATATAATTTGCAATTGTTTGTGCCTTGTCTGCCAAAATAAACGGATTATCAGAGATTGAGACTACATATCCTTCTTTTCCGGCAAGCACATTAACATCTTTTGTCTTGTCCTCTTTTGAGGTTACAGTTACCTTTACCCCGGTGATAACAACATCATCGGTCGCAACATTCAAGTCTTTTTGCGTGTAAATATTGTGGTAATTTCTCGTTTCTGTAAATGTTCCACCATCAACGCTATCTCCACTTGAATAGTCGGTGAAATTTCCACCATTCAGTGTATCTCCGTCAGAGTATGGTGTAGTTTTTGTGCTAAAAGTTCCGCCATTGTAATTTTGGCTCCCAAACTGGCTCATATCATACCAACCGATAAGCAATTCGCCATCGTGACCGCACTTGCCCCACAATCCGCTCAACTGTAAGATGTAAGCTATTACCTGTCCATATGTGAGTTTTTGATTATCGCTTGGTATCTCGTTAATCACGTAATCAGAGTTATCAAATCTTGCCATAGTAAAAGGTACATCACACTTAATACAAGCGTCTCTGACTACCTCATACGCTGTCGTAGGGTAGCTTAAATTGCTGTCATACTCACGATTGAAATTATTAATATTGTCAAGGCAAGTAAGTGTTATGAGTGAGCCGTCATAGCTTGTCTCGCTGACTCTATACTCACCGATTTTTAGTTTTTCACTTGTGCCATCAGAAAAGCTTTTTGAAACATATGCTGTTACGCTTGCCTTGTCAAAATCATACTTGCTGTAATCCTCGTAAATGTTATTCAGCTTAATTTTCAGTTTTCCGGCAATCAAAGCCCCGATTGTGAAAGTACCATTGCTTGATGTTGAGTCATTAACTTCGAAGCCATTCGCCCACAGCTCACTATCACTAATAGGGATTTTCTCGCCACTTGCCGTAACTATGTCAGCAAAACAATTTACGTTTATGTCATTATCGAGCATTACTGCCCTTTGCCATTTAGCTGATACGTTTAGCATTTAATCACCGCCTTATACTTCTATGAGAGGAAAGCTTAATACCTCATACCTCTTATTGCCAACAGTCCATATCTTGATAGGTGCACTTCTGTCACCTACATAGAATGTACGTGTTTCATCAGTTCCGCTCATAGCGTCAGGATATGCTACCGATATATATTCCGGATTTACCATTTGAAGTATCTTTGCTGTCCTAGCCTTGTCAGTACCACTCCACGACAATTTAAGTTGTCGTTTCTGTGCTATTCTATTCTTGTGCATTTTGCCGTCTTGTGTACGTCCGCTATCGCTTGCAGACACATCAATCAAGCCCCATTCAAAGCTTGACGGAGTAGGTAATTCCACTCCGTCTACTAACATCATTGCCATACTGTTACCTCGTAAAAAGACACCCACGCAAGGGTGAGTGTCTTAGCCAAATTCATTTGCTACAATATATCGTTGTCCGTGCTTTGCTTTACCTACCTGTGTCATGCGATAGAGAGTTTCACTATCACACTTAAACACGTTTTCAATGATAGGCGCAGAGTTTCCACCGGCATTAGAGTTCATCATTACTTGTGCCATGCCCTCCATGACAGCCTGTTTAATTCCCTCTGTAATCTGTTGATTGTTTGCAACTACATTTCTACCATTTGAGAATTTACCGACTAACTCATTGTGATTAATAAAAGCCATGCCGTCCTCTCCCCTTGGGAAAATTCCACCACTAGCAAGCCTTGGAATATGCACTTTCGGGACTAACGATACTCCGTTCCAATTTGCACCAGCCACCTTAGCGGCCATAGAAACAACTTTGTTAAATCCTCTTAATAAAGAGTTAATTCCACTGACAACAAAATTAACGCCGTTTTCTATTTTAGAAATAACGTAGTTCATGGCTCCTGTAACACCGCCTTTTATCGAACTCCACACATAATTAAATGCGCTTGTAATTCCGTTTTTCATAATATTAAAGCAGTTTGTGATAGGCGAAATAACATTGCCATTAAACCAACCCGCCACGCTTTGCCAAGTAGATATAACAAAGTTCTTTGCTGTGCTAAGTGCCGATGTTATACCAGCTTTCAACATATTAAAAAAGTTTGAAATCGGTTGTATTACTGTACCGCTAAACCAACTTGCCACCCCTTGCCATGTTGAAAATACAAAATCTTTTGCTGTCTGTATCGTTGTCTGTATAAACGTTTTTAAAAAATTAAACAGATTTGAAATTGGAGTGATTACATTATTATTGAACCACCCCGAAGCTACTATCCAAATTGCTTGAATTATTATCCAAATACCTTGAAAAATCTGTTGTGCTCGTGTAGCAAAGCCTTTAAAAAAGCCAACTATCGGTTCAATTACTGTGGAACTGAACCATTTCGAAGCTCCTTGCCACACAGTTACTATGTCTTTCCATAAGGAGCCAAAAAAGCCACTTATGGTTTTCCACATATCTTTAAAAAACGAAACCACAGGCTTAATGACATTTCCATTGAACCAATCGCCAACTGTTGAAAACAGTTCACAAACTGCACTCCAATTATCTTTTACCACAACAACAATAGTTGCGACTGCTGCCACTATTGCTCCAACAATTACCGCTGGCAATGCTGCCACGCCAGCTAATATTGCTCCGATTGTAGCCAATGCGACACCTATCACCATTAAAAGTTCATTCACCCAGCTAAATCCGTCTTTTAACATTTTGACAAAATTTACAATAGATAAAATTGTTCCGGCTATTGCCGAAAAAGCAGAACCGATTGTTGCTAATAGGTCTACTGCCCCTGTTCCGAATGCAGCCGTTATTGCATCACCCAAACTTAAACCACTGAATAATCCCTCTATAAGTAGTCCGAGGTTTGTTGACAATGAGGCGAAAATCGTTTTAAATGCTTGCATTATTGCCGTTCCAATACCAGCTCCTTCTACAAGCTCAAATCCAATTTTTGAAGCTATTGCCTGTGCTATCGCTTTTGATAATGATTTTCCAATAAAAGCGAGTGCCACTGAACCTAATTTTAGCGAAATTATCTTTTTTATCAGCAATGTGCCAACTATTATCTCAACAGTTTTAATGTCCAAATTGCTTAAAAAGTCCGTAATTCCTTTGAGTACGTCTTTCCACGACACATTTTTAATTGCCGTGGTTAGCATGGTGTATATTCCTTGTACCCATGCATTAATAGTTTTTGCCAGTAACGCAAAATCAAAATTCTTAAAGAATCCATTAATGCCGTTAGCAATCGACAAGCCAAAATTAGTCCAGTCGAATGTTGTACCGAATGAATTGAGGAAATGTAAAGCTGTATTCAGTGAACCGGCTATTGTTGCGCCTAGGTCATAAAAGAGTCTTGGGCTGATTAAACCATTAAGGAAGTCTGCAAGTCCTTTTCCGAAGTTGTCAGCTTTCCGATAAATTTTCTGCCAATCAATGCTCTCCATAGCACTTGCAAGAGCATCACCGATGTACTTTCCGAGCGAGTAAAGGTCTTTGATTGATGATTTGTATTTTTCAAGCAATCCATCGGTCTTTTTCAGCGAGCTATCAACACCACCGCCAGCTCCACCGCCACCTGAACCGCCACTGCCCGAACCCCCACCACTGCCACTATCGCTGTTATCGTCAAGTGCGTGTATCTCATCTATGCTAAGCAGTGTCTTTTTCAGTTTTTGGGCTTTCTTATTAGAACTATCAGCATTATCGCCAATATCGCCAACTCCGTCAGCTATGTCCTCCATGCCGTCAACAGTAGCACCGCCACCGCTTATCTCGATAGTCCATCCGAAGATTGCTCCGAGTGCGTCAGCTACAGTTCTTGTAAAGCTGATAACCTTGAGCATTACTTTACTTAAGGCTTGAACAAACGGCTTTAGAGCATTGATTATTACGCTACCTATGATACTGCCCCATGCTTGGAGCTCTTGCTTAAGGACTCTTACACTGTTAGCCCAAGTGTTGGCGGTCTTAGCAAAATCGCCTTGCGCAGCTTGCGTATTTGCCATGACATAATTATATCTTAGCAACACCTTTTCGGCTTGCGTCATTGACTTGATATTTGCGTCAAGTCCGTTTTTCATAGCCCACTCTGAAAGCGTGGCCTGTGTTAAATCAAGTCCGTATCTCCTTAATGGTGCGATTGTTCCCGAAAAAATGGATTGTAAGCTCTTTGCAACATCAGCTTGGTCTACATCGTAGAATGAAGCCATATCACCAGCTAATCTTGTAAGATTAAGCGACATATCAGCCATACTGTCTGTAGTCTTGTATAGCGTGTTATTTTGGCTCATAAGAGCTTTATTTGCCACTGCCGTACCATTCGCCACTTGCTGTGATGTAATGCCTACAGAAGTACCCAGTGCTTGGAATCGGCTTGATATTTGCTTAACCGTCAGTTCAGACATTCCGAAGTCTTGAATTGATGTTTTTGTAAAATCATCAACTTTGCTTGCCATGTCACCAAACGTGGTATCTACTACGTTTTGAACCTCGGTTAGTTGGCTTGCTAAATCAACTGCACTGCCTATTTTTCCTACAGCTCGCATAACCATCCAATAAGTTGCATAAAACTTACCGATAGTTGAAGCTAAGCCCCTGAATCCACTTCTTGTACTCTTAATTGACTTAGTTGTGTTTGAAAAGCCTGTTATGAGCGACCTACTAGCCGAACCGACTTTTGAGCCTTGCTGTGACAGATTAGCAAGTGCATTAGTCATTTGAATAATGTTGTTGCTGACTCTCGGTGCGTTAGATAATGTTGTCATTACCTCTTTTAAGGCACTACCAAGGTTTCTTATGTTATCCGCAGCATAACCGGCTGATTTTGAACCGAGCTTTGAGATTGAAGCCGTTAGCTGTGTAATCTCTGCTGATTGCTTTGAGATATTCGCAAAGCCCGACAATTCTGTTGCCATGCTCTTTAAGGCACTTGCCGAGCTGACAAGTCTTGCAGTATCAAGGTTGCCGAGTTTCTCCATGTTAGTTGCAATCTTGCTAAAGGTACGAGTGTCAATACTGCTCACGCTTCTGAGTGATGTTGCAAGTTGTGACATTCCACTCGCAAAATTGCTTATGCTTGCACCATTGAGGGAATTGAGAGTGTCTCCAAGGCCTCGCAACTTATCTTGTAAATTGCCTATGGCTCTAGTCGCTTGTTGCGCGTCCGACTTGATTTGAAGCTCAATGCTCTCTGCCATTTTCTCACCTCCCTGTAATAAAAAAGAGCTACCCTAAAGTAGCTCTCATGTATTTAGTCTTTGAGCAGATAGTATGTTGTAATTAATCCAACATAACCATCTTGCTTAAGACCTCTATTCTTTTGAAATACCATGACACATTTAGTGAGATAGTCACTCCACTCTTTGTAATCAGTATCAAGTTTGTAAAAATGGTACTTGTCATGCAGAGTTTTTCTCAGCCACTTAATGGCTGTCGGGCAGTTATGCCTCTGACCGCTCCACAAATTGTGATTTTTAGCAAATCTCTGTGAATTGGCTCCAAACTTGCCATCTTCTTTAAGCTCGTTTGTGTCAAATCCGATGTTCATGGCATGTTGCCATTTTCTTACATCATCATTATTGAGGTAATATTCCTCATTGCCTTTCCAAGTGTTATTCTTTACTGGAGTTGCTGTCGGTGCCGAACTATTTTCTATTCCGTCACCCTTGTCAAGCTCAACATAGAGTAAGTTAGCGTCAGTACTGTTATTCAGACCGCTACAAGTAAACGCACTTGAATACTGCCAGCCATACAGAGAATGTTGAATAACAGGCTTCTTTGCGCTATTAGGCTCATCACCAATAGACATTCCCTTAGTTGATGGATAGCGTGCAATCCAAAATGGACAATTAATCTGATTTGCGTATGGTGCAATGTACTGATTATAAAAGCTAAGCCCTGTGTATACACCAAAGTTAAGCCCAGCACTCTTGATAACACTCTGATATGTGTTGATAATATCAATAAGTGTCTGTCCAAGTCCTTGCTGGCACTTATCTTCAACATCTAACCAAACAAAGGTTTTCCGTCCGTTAAGTGTCTGAATGACCTTATTTGCGTCTGTCTTTGCTTTCTCTACTGTTGTAGCGTATGAGTAGTTGTAAACACCTTGTATTGGCATTCCTACATCAGTACAGCCTTTCCAGTTTTGCTCAAAGGTTTTATCCGGATTAAGGTCTTTGCGGATTATTTTTAGGATTGCAAATTGCACTCCGGCCCACTTAACCTTGCTCCAATCAATATTTCCTTGATATGACGATACGTCAATTCCTTTATATGCCATATTTTCACCTCATTAATCAGGACTTTCAGGTAATCCTGATTGTCTTAATGCGTTAATTCGTTGCTTCATCTCATAAACGGCAATTTCCTCATTAGACTCCTTGTATTTAGGCTCGTTATCTTTTGAGTATTGCTCGCTTAATGATTTTTCAATGTATTTCGCTCTTGCTTTGTTGTTATTTAAAGCTCTGTCAATTGCTGTAAGAGTTGCGCTCAATCCGTATGTGCCCCACCAAGCCCACATGTTGGAGTCAGCTTCTTTTTGTTCAAGCATATAAGCCTTTGAATAAGGCTCTAAATCAGCCGGACAAGACATATCTATGTCCTCAACGCTAAATCCATAGCCTTTAGTTGCTAAAAGCCAATATGGGCGGATTTCGTTACAATACACTTCCCATGTAAGCTCTTTTACTTCTTGATTGGTTTCTTCTTGGCTGTCTGTACCTCTTTCGCCAACATCTTGGATAAAAAACTGTTTTTCTCCATTTCCGCAGACAAGTCATTATAGAGTGATTGTAAATCTCCGCCCTCTTCATTCTCCGGGTCAAGGTAATCGTCAAGTAAATCGTATACCTTTACAAGCTGTTTCTCTTTTGCTTCTTTATTGTCAAAATCAAAGCCAAATTCGTCAGCGTGGAATTTTTGTAAACCTACGAGCAAAAACTCCGGCAGAAACTCAAGCATGTTGTCAATGACTTCAAGCCCCTCACCCTGTTGCTCCATTCCTACGAGTCTTGGAATAATTTTATTTTTAACTACCGGTGCATATCCGAATTTAACTGTATACTCTTTTCCATTTAATTTAATTTTCATTTTATCTTTCCCTTTCTCCCTAATTTATATAGGGAAAGAGGCAGTATTAAAACTGCCTCAATTACCTTACTATATTGTATCTTCAAGTTCGCTGTCAGCCGTGCTATCATCATAGCCAACCGCTACGGCTTTTTCCGATTGGCTCACCCTTTTTTTGTGAGTGTGATTGATGTAGGATAGCCTTGGTCATCCTCTGTTACCGCAACCTCGTAGTTATCCTCAATCCACTTAGGTACTGTCTGAACTGATACAGTCGCAGTTCCTGTTAAGTGGTCATCGGAAGCCTCACCTGGGGCGAATGATTCTTGTCCGATAAAAGCACAGATACCCTCTGAACCTTTTCCGTCTGTACCATAGAGAATGATAAAATCGAGCTTCTTACCCTCGTTAGTTACCATCTCGTCTTTGTACTTCTTCTCGAAAGCTCCCTCAACTTCCATGGAGCCGGCTGAACGTCTGCCCATTTCCTGTGTTTCTACTAAATCTTCAAGCGTTGAAGTATCTACCATGTTCTGTGAACCGAATGGTGAGGGAATTGATTTTGCCCTTATTAAGAGCTTGTAAGTTCCAGCCCAGTAATCGCCACTTGTGGCGGATGCGGTTGGTGTCTTGTAAGCAATTCTACTTTTTAAACCTGTTGCCATTTTTGTTACCTCCTAATTTTTCATAAAAAAATAAGAGCCAAAAGGCTCTTATAATCTATCATTCCAGTCGAATGACCGCCTAGCACGTAATGTTGCTGTCCATAATTTGCCGTTCTTCCTAGCGAATGGGATTGTTGTCAGCTTGAATGACATAGCTTTGTATTCATTAGCCACTGTCTGCGCCACATTCAAAGCTTCTGAACGGCTTTTATTCGTTGTAACAATTACTTGTGCCGTAAATAACACTGTATTTATTCTTTCACACTCTAAATCCTCATTCTGTTCAATAGGTTCGAGTGCTTGAACTAGCACTGTCGGGAAACTAGCCGCTGCACTGTCCGACTGTTCCTCTTGCGTGAATTTTAGCTTGGGATATTTAGTTTTCAATTTTTTCTCACATCGTGTTTTCACAATCGCATATGTGAGATTTTCAAGGTCATAAACCCATTGATTTTGACTCGCCACTTTATCTCACCTCAACTAAAATTTTTCCGTGCCGTTCTCATAATGTCATTTTCCATTTTTAAAAATGCACGATACATCGGCATTGTAGGTGTAATGCCGTATGAATGGTGTAATTCTCCGCTTTCGTCTCTCCAATACCAACCCTCACTATCGAATGCGTGTGTCTGTCCCGGGAAAGTGCCCTGACCGCCCCTTGCGTCATTGAAATGTGGTTTAGCTTTCCAGCCTGAGCCGTATTCAGCCATAAGCAAAGGCGATACATCAACTGTTTTAAGTCCATCTGCCGTCTGCCATGTACTTTGTATCTGCCCTGTTTCGGTAGCAAGCACAATAGCCGTACAGCCGTTTGTTGTATCTTTAATTTCGTAACTAAATGTAATATAGTGCCCAAAATTGCCTGTATTTGCTCGTGCTACGGCTATACCATTACTAGCAAGTTCTCCGACAAACGCTATGCACTTGTCCTGTAAGCGGTCTTTGTATCTTTCAAGCTTGTCTATCGCATCTTGTATAGATTTTTCTGTCAGGGAAACGTCAATCTTCATAATTACACTTCTTTCACAACTGCTTTCAACATGTATTTAACTGAGTAGAGAGAGGGTTTTACTCCTACTATTGTAAAGTCTGCGGAAGTCGAATCAACTAATCCGTTTTCATCCTTTGTAGGCTCGCTATCAAGCCAAATAACGTCACCTTTTTTAAAAGGGTATTCTCCTCTGTCTGTTAGCAAAACAGCATCAAAATCAGCCGTATTAAAGCCATATTCCTTGTTCTGCGCTTCTCCTCCGTCAAACGATATATTTGCCCGAAAATCAACAGGCTCCGAAAAGCCTGTTTCCTCATGGGTGTAATATATTTTCTCTCCGTCCTCTGTTTCATAAAACTTTAGATTTCCGTCCTCGTCTTTATCGTATACTGTGACAGTTTGACCTTGAAGCGCGTATTTCATGGCTTGTTTATTAATGTCAAGCATTTTTCTTTATCTGCTTGTAAATCTGATTAACACCGGTGCTTGCCATGCCCGACACAATGCCAACTGCTATTGCGTCAAGAATGTTGTTTGCCGGATAACCGGGAATTACAAACATTCCAACAATACCGAGTACTCCACCGGCTACACCTACGATAATAGGGATAATATTATCTTTGACCTGTGGTATCTGCTTTGAAGCATATCCGATTAAATAAGTAATTACCATAATAGCAACTACTGTAGGTACTTGTGTAAAGTCCATCAGTTTTTCCCTCCTTTACCTAAATGGATTTCCTCAATCTCATTTTTCATTTTTGTTACCATGCCATTACCACCGAGTGCGTGGTATGCATCATACATCTCGCAAAAATTCTGATACGCATATGAGGGAATTTCGCCAAGCTTCATGTACTTATCATGGTATTCGATAAGCTGTACTCGTAAAAGTAACATTGTACCTTTTCCGTTTGCTTGTCGTAGCTTCTTTTCCTCTTCAATGCGTTCATTTCTTTCTTTTGTGTCTATTGCTTTTTGTTTTTTCTGCTCTTGTAAAAGCCAAACAATATAACCCAAAAGCGCTGTTAGAACAATCGGTAAGGCAATAATGTATGTCTGATAGATTAAAGTTTTCATCTTACAGCCTTTCATCTTTGGTAATTGGCACACCGCCCACCACCACTTAATGTGTACCGCCTGCTACCATGTTACCGACATCAGTAAAATGGTAACGCACAATCTTCTTATCTTTTTATATAATGCCCTATAGGCAAGATTTATAGCACTTTGACAAAAGGAAAAACTCCGACAAACAGCTTATCTCTGTCTTTCCATGTACGGCTCACTCCACCCTCACTTAACGCACTCATGTAGTTCTCACCGGCTTGTGAATGGTCGTAGACAGCAAGATTAATAACGACATTTTCAAACTGCTTTAAATCAGCAGTTATATCATCATCAGTGAAAGTGTCCGGATAACACCTTTTTGCTTTTACATCTTCCGTGGCTTGTTTAATGAGCTGTTCAATGAGTGGGTTATCTTCCTTTTTATCGAATACAACCACATCAGATGTTGTTTCATCATCATTCGTGACTGTATCAATATGAAATTGTTTAAGTCTGATTTTGACTTGCTCTAATGTGGTGTATTCCATGCCAAGCTCCTTATAATCCAAACTTTTCAATTAACATTTTCTTCAAGTCACCGCCATTTATTTCTGTGGCATTTTCAATGCCATTTTCGCTCGCAAGCTTTTTTAGGTCGGCTGTTGACATTCTGTTAATTTCCGTCTTTGTGTATGGTGTTTCAGGTGGGTTCATAAAATCAGAAGGCACCGAATTGCTATTGCTTTCCGGTACCTCGTCTCCCGCTCTATACCATTTTCCATTGTGTACTACAATGTATGGATATTTCATAAGACTTCCTCCTACTCTTCGCTATGAACCTCATATACGAATGTGCTATCCATATTCTCATATGATGGAAGAACAACCTCGGAAGCAAATGTTGACATCTTCATAGGTGGTCCGTACTCTGTCTTTGTAGCGACTGTAATACCTACACCATATACTGTTACATCTACATCAGCTACCTGTCGTGCAGTTCTTTCTTCCGGTGTAGTGCCAAACCAAGTACTGCCAAGACTACCCTCCGGAAGGAGTGTAACCTTGTTATCCGGGTAGAAGTACTGCTCCTTGCCATCATCATCAATGTACATCTTATCGTAAAGTACGATAGTGAGCTTTGTTCTCTTCTGCACTATTGAAATAACAGTATCATCGTCAACATCAATAGTTGCTGTAAGGTTTTGCGCAAGGATTGAGTTCCTTATCTGTGCATTATCAAGCAAATACTGGAATGTATTGCTGTTCATAAGCGCATATCTAGCAATTTTGCCCTGCTTCTGCAACTTCTTTCTTGCATTGTTAAGGTCTGTAAGTGGCTTTGAATTAGCTGTATCGCTCCACATGCTTGTGCCCGTTAACTTTGCATAATGGTCTTTTGTATATGAGCCATCCTTATCGTAATCATAAGCGTACTGAACACCATCACTTACAATGGCAATTACTGGGTGGCCCGCGCTTGTGGCAAGAAGTGACATTCTCATACGCTCGGGTACAACTTCTGCACCGCTTACAAGGTTATTAGTATCGTCATATACGCTTGATAAAGCGCTTGCAAGGTAAGGGTCGTCTGCTGATTGAATACGCTCGATTTCAAGCATTTCCTCTTCACCGACTGTCATTCCCTCACGGAAAAATGCCATCTGTGTTTTTTCCTTGCTTAATCCCTCTCTAGCTCTAATTGTTGGGATTGTGTCAAAGTTAGATGGTGCAAGTGATACTGGAAGTCCTTTATGTGTCTTAATCCAGCTTAAATCAAGCCCCTGTTTCTTTCTTTCTGGAAACCACTGTAAACCAAGATAAGGTATCTGATTACTAGCGTTTTTTGTTGCTGATAATGCGATAGACTTACTGTCTAATACTTCATTAATTAACATCTGTTTACCTCCTGTTATTATTCAAATACAATCATTGGAAGAGCTGTCTTAACTGCATCTTCATATGTAACACCGGAATGCTTTTGAGCAACCTCTGTGTTAAGGTATGCTTTCTTGAGAATCACTCCCTGTGGCCTGTCCTCTGTTACATCAAATCTCAAAATGCCGATTGTAGTTGCTGTATTGTCTACAACTCCTGTCTTTCCAATTGGTGTACCGGCTTTAACAATTTTCTTTCCGTTTGCGTCTTTATCTGTGACCGCAGAAAAATCAAGTGTTAAAGGAATTGCCTCATTAGGCTCTCTTTTGAGAATCTGTACATCTCCCGCGTATGAAGCCTTTTCATACTGCATATTCATTTCCTTTGCCATTTTTTACCTCCTGTTATTACTGAATGTAATGTGATAAAATGTTGTTGCTCTTAGGTGTGCCAGATATAAGGCTTTCTGCTATCTTTTCAGCATTTGTCTTATTTCCTGTACCACCATCATTATTGTTACCGCCATTGTTTGGATTAGGAGTATCTTTAAGTGCATTTTTCTCGTACTCCGCAATCGCATTGGCTTTCATGTCGGAAATAATCTTGCCAAGTGATGTTGTGTCAAAAGAGCCATCCTCTTTTACTACTGTCTTTGCCTGTTCTGCTGTAATTCCAAAATCTGACATTGCACTCTCTCGTAAATCTCTGACAGCATTATCTTTCTGTAGCTTGGCAATCTGCTGATTGGCTGTCTCTAAGGCTTTATTCGCCTTTTCAAGCTCCGTCATGTTGCCAGCCTGTAGCTCGTCAAGCTGTGTCTGTAGCTCGTCAGCTTTGTCGGCTTTAGCCTTGTACTGATTGGCTTTTTCTTTCTCTCTTGCCATTTCCTCACCACTCTTGTTAAGCAGATTTGTTATCTGCTCATCCGTTGCGTCCGGGAAAAGCTTCAAAACATCATTTCTTGTCATTTCAATTACCTCCGTAACTCACGCTTTTGTTATCGCGGGTCGCTCCCGCCGAGTTTTTCTGTTGTTTAACGCACAACTGCAAATTTTGTATAATAAAAAGCAACCTATAAGTTTCCTTACAAGTTGCTTATTATTTGTAATATTTAACACTGCACCGGCAGTTAGAAATCTCTTTTACCTCCGCGCCAAGAGAATGGTCTTTTGGAAACATCATTAGTGAATTTCCAACTTCAAACGGCTCAAAAATATTAATTCTCTTTCTGTCGACATTCGCATGTGTAGGTCTGACATGTGAATCTTCTTTCGAGCGCCACTCTTTTGTTTTGTAACCTTGTTTCACCATTTCAGTCTGCAATCTGTAATTGCCAACCGCATTAGCTTCATTCGCAGCTACATTTTTCGCTCGCTTCTGTGAAGTAAAATACTCTACTTCAGTATTTTGCGTGGTAGCGTCAACAACCTCATTCACAATGTACCGGGCGTAGTCTGTAATGTATGAGGGCGTTCTCTTTGCCTTGCAATACTGTGTGGCAATGCTCTCATATCTGATGATAAATTCTTTGGTGATAGTGGTTATCTCTGTTTCTTCCTTGCCGGATAACAAGGCAAATAGCATAACAAAGATTTTTTCAAACTTTTCAGCAAGTTTTTTTCTATCTTCCTTTTCTTTGTCAGATAAATCCATCTCGCCAAAATATGTGTCATAATCTATGTCTTGTATTTCATTTTTGCCGAGTGCGTGAATTTCGTCTGCCATATCAAGCTCCAAAATAAATTGACAGCCAATTATTCATCGGCTGTCTTTCCATTGTTCTTATCATCGTTATTATTGTTAGGTGTAGCTGTTGTCGGCTGTTCCTCCGGAAATAACATTTCCATGCGCTTAGCACTTTCAAGAGTGACTTGTTCAGGGTCACTAAACATGTCAATCGTCTTGACGGCTCTCTTGTAATTGATACCGCACCTAAGTAATATTTCAAGCACTTCTGCCTTAACAAGCATGTTGTCAAGCTTGTTGTGGTTAATGTGTATCTCAACATCACTAGGCATAAGCGTAAAGCCCTTATTAATTCTTAGCCTGTTAAGAATAAGCCTAAGTGCCATTCTCTCTGACTTCTTAAGGATAGGCTCATTAATAGCCGTCCTAAGTCCGGCATCGTAATGTCCGTTTCGTAGTTCTACAGCCGAGCCGGTATCACCGCCTGTGTTGCCCTGACGATTTGCAAGACCTTGAATACTTAAAAATCTTTCAAAAAGGTCAGTAAATACCACTTGTCCCTCTGTCTGATTAAGCTCGCTCGTCATTACATCAACATCAGCCTTGTTGTCTGAACCATTGTTAGATTTAACTACCAATGCTCCCTCTTGTCGCATTTTTCTGAATGTGTCTATATCAATCTCACAATTAACGAATTTCACCCATGCAGACACAAACTGCTCGACTCCATTAATTCTGTCTGATGTAAGCACGTTAATAGCGTCTGTAATTGCAATAGTCATTTCGATGTCAGATAATCGCCTAGCATTGTTTGGATATTCAATCACCGGAATTGCTCTGTTGCCGTTTATTCCGCTTGCATAAATCTTGTCGTTACGAATATCAAACCACTCATTATCGGTGAACACATAATAAATATCTGCTCCGTTCTCATCCTCTCCGATTTGACAAGAGAATGCCGGACGTCCGTTTGAGTAGTATGCTACAAACGTATACATTGGATTTTCAGACGATAAGTAAAAATCGCTCTCATCAAGCAACTGTCCTTGCCCATCATCATTACCGATGAATCTGTAGCCGGTACCGCATATGCTCCTCCAACGATGTATGTCTATGTCACACTCCTGTTTGCTTTCTGAATCCATCGTGATGTTAAGCTGTGTGATTTCTTCCGACTTATGATTATCAGTGCCACGCAGCACATATTGGATTGGCTCGGCACACATTTCTGCGGTTTTGCGCTCGACAAGTTCATACGCAAGATTTACGGCAATCTTGTTATTGATTTCCGGGCGGTTCACTTTCTGCCGATACAAAATTGGTTGGTCGCCACGATAGTATCTGTCAAGATACTCAATCTCAATAGCATTTTGTTCGTGAATCACAAGTGCTTTATTCAGTTCTTCGATTATGTTGTTTTTTGTGATTTGCCTTTTACGTGTAAAAATAACTTGTCTGCCGTAATTATTTTGGCAGACGGCTGAAAAAGGTCTTACATTTTTATGAGCATATCTATACATCAATAAAACCTCATGCCACTTGCAGAAGTTCTTTGTGGAACCTCTTTTATCTGAAATTCTTGCGTGCCAGCCCAAAACCATATCCATTTACGGCAGTGCGTACACATTACTTTGTGGTGTTTCTTGTCGCTTTTATTTACCCACGTTAATAGCTTTCCGCAACGAGGGCACATTACACTTCGTTTTCCTGTTGGTACAATATTCTGATTATTCATGTCACCCTCGCTTCACTAAAAATAGCACCCACAATCTGTGAGTGCTATTTCTTAAAGAGATTTTCGCAATGAACGAATTACGATTTTTTCATAGTTATATTATAACTGTCAATTTTTTAAGTGTATATATGCAATGATATGCAAAACTATGCACACTACTGCACATTTTCAAGATATTCTTTTCCGTAAAGCCTTTCAAACTCTTGCAAGGCTCTGCCGTGGATTGTAAATATTTTTCTTATGCTCCAATTTGTAGCCTGTGCGATTTCTTCAAAAGTGTTTTGATTAACATATCTCATTGAGAGTACGTGATAATAGTCGGTATTCTCCATACTATCAATTTGACCGATAATATGATTTCTTTTTCTCATAAATTCATCAACAAGTCTGTCTGTATCTTTTTCCAAGTCCACAATTTTAGTTACTGTACTGCCTAATTTATCTTTGTCAGATGAAACATCAACTGCCTCTTTGTCCGTTGAAACAGTAACGCTACATGCTATTGTCTTAAGCCTGTATATTTCAGACAGCTTATTTTGTATCATTTTATCTAATCTGCTGATTTGATTTAAGTAAGTTTTTGTATTCATAATTTCGCTCTCCTCATTGCATACTTATAATTAATAAATTCTTCCCAATATATCTTGTCGAACCGAGTGTCTCTAAATCTATTATCAAACTTTCTTTTATCAACTATAAAGTCTAAACCCTCTTTTAATCCCAATAGAATATAATCAGGCACAAACGAAGCCGGTATTCTCACAATCTCATAACCATTGTCAATACAGCTCATTATCTTTCTTTCTCTTAAAAAATCCTTATTTTCATCTGTGTGATATATTTCGCCATCAACTTCAACAATCTTCTTTAAATCCGGTATGAAAAAGTCTACTTTGCACTCGCCTATTTTGTAATTCGGATAATATTTAATGTTTTCTTTTTCAAGCTGTATAGCAAAGCAAATTTCATTTACGCTATTAAAAACATAGCCCTCTGACATTATTTTTCGTGCAACTTCGCAAGCCTCTTGTTCATAATCTAAATCTTTAATTCTTTTTCGTTTTGCCTTTTTCTCTATTTTTTCCTTTGCTTTATCCACATTTGTAAGTTGTTTCAACAATTTTATTTTTCTGTCGCATTCCTCACAAACGTATTTTTGCTTTTTGTTAATTTCGATAGTGGCTCCGCACATAAAACAAGTATTTGTCATTAATAAAGCCCTCCTCTGAACGGATTGTGTACTGCTTCAACCTTTGCTATCCTACTGCCTTGCGTCATTCTTAAAGCAAAGTTTGAAAAAACATCAGGAACATCATCGAGCTGTTTTTTGCCTGTCACTGAATATCGTTTCAACAGTGATACCATTACTCCATAAGGCTCATTAGGCTTATAAAGTGATTGGTCTTTGAAAATAATATGTTGTAAAATCCAGTTAGAACACTGAAAAATACGTGCTTCCTTATTTGTCTCTGTCGGTACATCAGTGATGTTGCATATCCATCCTTTATTTTCAACTCGCTTATTAACTTCCATAGCCACTCTGTCACCGCCGGCATTACGCTCAAACTCACACTCTTGTACCTGATTATTGACTAATGTGTTTGACGCATTTTCATACTGCATTTCATAGTCTGCCGTATTATCGCACACGCAATCAACGCAGTAATAGTCCTCGCCATATTTTTGCAGTATCGGCATAACAAAATAGTCTGTGCCTTTTCCCTTTGTATCGCATTGAGCTGTGATGATTTCCGGTTCGCCATGTGGCAGATTGAAGTATCTGCGGATTTTATCATCAGGAAACAATAAGCCCTCACGCTCGATAGGTTCCTGTTTATACAGGCATCGGTAGGAGATTTCGTCCATGAGTAATTGTTGGTCAGCAAAAAACTCTTTCGTAAAACCGCCATACTCATAATCAAAATTGCTTTCCCCTGTCACCGGGTCTACATCAGGAACCGATATTGTTTTGACTCTCGGATTTCCGACATACATGTTTTGAATGCGTCCGATAACATCATGTACGCTCCAACGAGTGGCAATATGTATCTCTTTACATGGCTTTCCGTCCGTATCTTGCGTTTTACGCTGTCTTGCGTCTACTGCGTATTTATCCCATAATTTATCAAGTATTGTAGGATTTAAGGCTTCCTCAATTCCGCCTATCATATCATCAACTAGCAAAAATTTACTTGCACGGACTTTTCCGGCATTCTTACTTCCAACAGAAGTACATTGTACTGACGGAAAAGGTTTGTACTTGCCAATATTGAATTGCTCCATTTTGGCATTGGTGCTTGTAACTGATAGATTAGGGAAAATGTCATGCCATGCATAATCATCATCATTAGTAACAATGTCGTATACTCCATCATAATACATTCGTGTAATGTCACCACTGTGTGAATAAAATAGACTGTAGTCTTTTGGAAACCAACCGGCAACTGCCGAATGAAAAAATTTCTCAATCGTACTCTTTCCGGCTCCAGGCACTAGACTTACGCACAATATGTCGTATTTATCATTAATCATGCCCTGTAGTGCGTCCACAAGTCCGATTTTGATTAGTTGTTTTCTACGTGGCATATAAAATCGGTCTTTAGGCTCACGCTTTTTCTCTATGTACTGAAAATAGCTGTCAACTATTTTGTTTTGAGCTTCAAGTAGCAAAACCTCATATTTTTTGTTTATCAGCTCATATGTGGTTTTGTGGTCGAATGCGTATTTTTCCAAATCCCAAATCGTACCACCTGTTTTAGCCGTGCAGAAGCCCTCTATAAGCTCTTTTGCCCTCTTAGTGAGTTGTAGTCCATACTCAATATCTTTCTCGCCGTTTATGGCTACGCTACAGGCGTCTACATAGGCATTAATTACTTGCTCGTCTATTCCGTTTCTCTCTATGTAATTTTCGTAACTATCAACTGTGGAAATAAGGCTTTGACTAGCCATGAAAAAAGCACCTCCACTTTTAAAAAGCAAAGGTGCTTATAGACCTCTGCCTATAACTGTTTTAGGGTAGCGTTGCAAACTTATATGCAACGGTTCTGATATTTTATGATTGTTCTCCGTAATAGAATCCAGTCACTTCATAAAATTTTTTAGAATAAATTATGTAACTATATTGGTTGCTTCCCGGTCTTTTATAAGCTATTCCCCAATCAACAAGCTCATTCTGCAATAGCAAACGTACCGTCTGAGCATCAACGTTCAGAACTTTCGCGGCAACCGCCACTGGAATATTAGCTTTCTTAAACACAAGATTGTCCATCGTCATTTTTCCTTTCTAAAGAAATCTTCTTGAAAGAGTCTTCGTCTGTCTCTTGCTCAGATTTTAAAAAATCACATATGTATGCAAAATCACGCCAAAGTCTTCCATTGTCTCTATATGATACCCATGATTTATCTGTTGTCAAATCAAAAATTTTCGCTTCTAATAAACCTGTGATTTTGCTATATAGATGGCAATATTGTTCTTCTGAAAGATTTGGGAAATATTCCCTTAATATTTTAAATGCGCATTCGCTGAATCTGTCAAGTTCAGCTTTTTTATGTTCGTCAAGGTTTTTATATTCTCTTCTTAAGCGACGTTTAATAATAAATATCTTAATTTTTTCTTTAAGCATATCAAATTCTCACCTTTCAAATTGTGTAAGTCTTGTCTTTTGGCTTGACTTTTCCTTTTTCTTTTCCTTTTTCGTAATTTTTTATAAATACTACTTTACCGCTTTTATAATGTCTGTAATGTCCTCTTACATCCCAACAAGGACAAGTTATAATATGTTTCCCCGGTAATATTGTTAATCCGTTTTCATTCACATATTCGACAATTTCATCCAACAAATAAATCTTATCTGCGTTACTGCTAGTAATTTTTGTTGTTTTCCCTATTTCCTCTTTTTTCTCTTTTGAGGTTTTGGGTTTTATGATTTTATCCCTTGGGGTATTCATTATGTATATCATTGTTCTGAGAACTAATTGTGCTATGTCATGTCCTATCTCCGTATATTTCTTTTCTTCGCTACTGCAATAAACAGTCATACCATCATACGGACTTTCATCTACTTCGATTTGGTATGCTATGCCTTTTATCCATTCATTTCCTCGTCTAACAAGTTGTATCTCTGTTCCGCTTATATCTCCTATGTCATTAGAATGAAAAAATACGGCAAAGCCCAAAGTCATTTCGGCATTCAAGGTATATACCAATGCAAATTCATCATAAATAAAATTTTCTAACGAACCGCTAAATTCTTCATTAAACATTTTGTGTTCAAGAGGAATTTTTATTATATTCATAATATCACTCCTAAACCGATAATCTTTTACCTTTAACTTTCTAAGGGTAGCGACTACAATCAATCTGTAGCCGGTAATTGTTTTTATTCGTTTGCTTTGAAATTGTAAATCGGTTTTATAATGTCAACTATTTCAACAGTATCTTTTATATTTCCAATTATTTCATCCATTGTTTTATATGCCATAGGGCTTTCATCAATCGTAGATGTATTTACAGATGTTGTAAATATTCCGTCCATCGCTTTTTGGTACTCTTCTAGCAAAATGCTTTCTTTTGCCTTTGACCTACTCATAGTTCGCCCCGCTCCATGCGGTGCTGAATAATTCCAATCTTCATTTCCCTTGCCAATTCCCAAAATACAACCGTCACGCATGTTTATTGGTATTAGTACTTTTTCACCCGCTTTTGCAGAAATAGCTCCTTTACGAACAATATTTGTATCGTGTTCAATGTAGTTGTGAATTGTTTGAAATCGTTCCGTTTCTTTTGTAACTTCCCAACCCATATAGTAACAAATAATACTCTGAATGGTTCTTCTGTTAATTTCCGCAAACTCTTGACATAATTTCATATCGTGCAAATACATTTCTCTATGTTTTCCAACAAGATATGATAACTCTCTAGGGATTTTAGTTGTATTTGCTTCGTATGACTGCTTTAATTCTTTGATAGCCTTGCTGATTTCTCTTTCTCTTTTACATTTTTTGTATTCAGCAATCAATTTCTTGCTATCTTGTTTAAAGTTTGATTTTCCCGAAATATCGTTAATCGCCATTTGCTGATATATTTCTGCGACTTGCTTTCCGACATTTCTACTTCCCGAATGAATAATAAGATATTTATTATTCTTGCTATCGCTATCAACTTCGATAAAATGGTTGCCGCCTCCCAACGTGCCGCAACTCCTTTTCAGCCAATCTATATTTTTCAACTGTTCCTTACAATACAATTTTTCAATAATATCGCTTGCGACAGATGAGTTTTCTTCTTCATGAACTTTTCTACCACTTGGAACATATTTTCTAATGACGTTATCTAATCTCTCAAAATCAATATCAATATTCCCCAAGTTTGTAGTAAGCATCCCACAGCCTATGTCAACTCCAACAATGTTCGGTATTACTTTTTCTCCTAAATCAGCAGTAAATCCTATAACACACCCTGCTCCTGCGTGAACATCTGGCATAATTCTTATCTTGCAATCCGAAAATGCCGGCTGTTTTACAAGCGTATATATCTGATTTAATGCTTCATGTTCTATATTTTCTGTAAATATTTTCAAATCAGCCATGATATATTCCTTTCTGCCTTCTTTTATGTTTTATCAACCTTTATCTTTCTAAGGTCAGCAACCAACTCTACTTGTTAGCCGGTAATTGTATTTACATTCTAGGGAAATAATAAAATTTCCATCCGTTTTTTATCTTTTGTTCTCTACACCAAGGCAAATACTCATTAAGTTTTCTATTAAAATCCATATTTGCACTGTATTCATCCCAAGCCTTTTGATTTATTTTGAGCCTTTTTCCTGTTATGATATGGTCAATTAGAAAATATACACCCAAGAATAAAAATGTGGCTCCTGCTATCGCAAACATTGCTATTATTTGCATTTTCATTTCTATTTACTCCTTAAAACAATCTCTCAACCCTTGCCTGTCTGCTTCATTATCTGCCACAATAACAGGTTCATCTTCTAAAGTGGAACAATCTATAGGCTCGCCATTTCTACCGCCTATTTCGCGTGATTGCGCTTCTCTAAGTGCTTCATGTTCTATTGATTTAATTACTTCTGCCATGCTCATTATAATAAACCTTAAATCCTTTCATCGCATAATCGGAAACAGCCTTTTTCAGTTCCTCATTGGTGGAATAGGTTTCCTTCAAAAGAATAGCCATGCCTTTTTTGCTGATTGCATAAATTCCAAACGGAACCTGTTTACTTGCAACATGTAAAACAGCTTTTAATTGTTCTGCCTTCATTTCATATACGCTATTTCCGACTGTCAGTTTCATTTCTCATGAACCCCCAAAAATCTTCCATGCACTCATTACATAAATCGTAGGTCGTATTCAATACACCGTTTCTCGTGATTGAGTTCACACCCAACAGTCCTACTTTTATTTCTTTTCCGCACCTATCACAAGTGCGCCATTCTTTTTGATGTTTCATAAAATCCCTCGCTTACAAATCAAGTTTATTCAAATAATCCATTCCGCTATTTTCAAGTGCCTTGCTAATGCCGTTAATCATATTAGCCATGCTTCTCACTTCTCCTTTGCCTTAAACAGTGTGTCAGGAAATGGAATGCCTAAAAAATGCATATTTGCATATTTCCTAAATGTTGGCACGCTCATACCGGCTATCTTTGCAGCTTCCGCCTGTGAACATCTGCCATATGCGTATTCCATCAATCCCTCTCGGAATGATTCAATATTTCGTGTCTTAACTCCCTTTGCCATATTTATACCTCCGTTTAGTATTCTATAATGCCTTGAGCCAACTGTAGCAGATAGTCGCTTTTAGCAAAATGCGTTATCGAGTAGTTAGTCTCTCTTCTATGTGTTCGTCTGAAATGCTCGTTAACCATTCTATCAAGCCCAGTAAGCCCTGTTTCGTCTGCTAAGTAAACATCTGTCCACTCAAAGTGATTATGCTCCGTATCGGTCACATTAGAAAGCGACAGACATACATTAGTCAGAGCCTTATCGGTCAAGATTGGGTGAACCTTGCAAAAATATGTTTCGTACAGGTTCATGTATCTGCAAAATGCGTTTTTGACTGCTTCTCCGACTGTCTTATTTTCAATACTGTTGTCACAGATTTCAGAGAATCTATAGACCATATCATCTTTCTTTGCTTGCATATCCTGTCGGGTGACTCTTGCCGTCTGTTTCTCGGAAACAGATGTATGTACCTCTCCAGTAATCTCTGAATTATAGTCTCTGTTTATATTCTCTGTAGTAATCTCTGGTAATGGTCTGTCACATTGTCCTTCTCGACAGGTCATTTTGTCCTGTCGGTCTGTCATATTGTCTTGTCGATTTGTCATTTTGTCCTCATCGGAATTAAATTCATCCACAAGCTCTTGTAATTTTTCAGTATCTATTGTGTACCACTTTGTTTTATCGATACCCAATTTGTTATAATTAGCAGATACAACGACTCCTTTATTTTCAAGCCTTGTAAATGTTCTCTGTATCGTTTTTTCACTCCAATACGGAAAATCTTTAGCTTTCCAATCGCTGTATGAGTTATATACCCAATATCTGTCGTCAATAAAGTTTTTACCGACTTTTCTGTTAATTCCTAGCCAATAATTTAATTGATTTAACACTATTGCTTCATTTAAATCTCCTAAAACAAGTGCTAAATCAGTATTTATGATAAGTGTCTTTGATTTGTCTACAAAAAGTTCATTAAAATTCATAAATTACCTCCGTACCGATAACTCCGTGATTTATATAAAAACAGCTGTCAGGCGGTCACGGTTCCGCTTTTCGTGTTGCAATCACTAGGCAACTGATTTTACCAAATTAAATTAAAATACTTTTTTCTTCCATTCTTCTTTATTTTTAACCCCATTACTTGTTTCTTTCACAAAAGTAAACATTTTATCAAAATCTTCTGCGTTTATATAAATGCTCCCATTGAAAATATGAGTTTTTAATCCAAGTTTTGTAACAAGTTTTCTTACATCATAAACATTAAAGTTGTGAATGTTCGTTTGACTTTTGATTATTGTTTTTATTCTAGTGTATGAATAATCACTATTTCCGGCTTTCTTGTTATATTTCGGCTTATATTTTTTGATAAATTCTGTTTCTTTATCATCCAATTCACTTTCTTTGCAATTAATAATTGCTATTTTGGTGAATTTTTTATCTTTATGCGAATATGGTCTTGCTAATCCTATTTTAGATTGTCCAACATAAACAACCTCATCCCCATCCATAAGAAAATAGATTATAGGGCTTTGAACATTAGGAAGTATTCTTGAATTTTCATTTTCTGCAAAATTCATAATATTATTACCTGCCTTTCTGATAATAGCCTTATTAACAAAACAACAAACAGGCACTAAGGCTTGTGCTCTTCGGTAGCTAACCTAGTTTGTTGTAATCGGATAGACAGGACTCGAACCTGTGGCTCCCTCAATTACTGCTATTGCAGTGGTCGTTCTCCCAACTGAACTACTATCCGAAAAGGCAAGATACACTCCATCAAAAGGCTCATCAAAACACATTACAGAATTTTGAAGTGTCTCGCCCCATTGCTTTCAGTCGCGCGTACCTACTAGCAACTTGTTTTTGTGTGTTTTATTTTTACTTCGTCTTACTGTACCGTGCTAACACGTACAGGCCCGTCTTACTCCACTGCTTTAATTTAAAAACATGTCAGCGTTACACAACCGCTATTCAAGATATAACAGCTCGCACTAAACCGACATATGATTGATGCGGTGTGGATTTGAACCACACATGATTGTCGCGACTCTCGTCATCTAAGTTGCCGGTTTCAACGAATTATCTTACGGCAATAGCGTTTACCCATTTCGCCACACATCAGCAAGGCGAAAGCCAGATTTGAACTGGCGGTCACAGATTTGCGGTCTGTTGCCTTTTACCACTTGGCTATTTCGCCATATATAACAGCCGTAGCGTGACTGTTATACTGAAACTGTTTTTCTCGCTACTTTTGTACAGCTTCATGCGGACTTTTTATACCGCTTACGGCTGACTCTTATAGCCTGTCGTAAGTTAGCGCCGACATCGTGAATCGAACACGAACAACATTTCTGTTGGATAGCTTAGCAAGCTATTAGAATACCATTATCCCATATCGGCAAATAATTTATTGGCAGGACTTAGCAGCGCATTTTCTGTACCGCCCATTTAATCAAGCCTTGTCGCCTACTTGAACCAATAATTAATCGGCAAGGTTGGGAATCGAACCCACGATAAATCAGCTAATAGCCGACTGCTCTACCACTGAGCTACATGCCGTTAATGAGGGTGAAGTCTAAGGAGTGGCAACACCCTCCGGAGATATAAATTTGTATGTGCTGTAGGAAGAAAAGAATTAACGAAACCTACAGCAAAGGACATGTGAGGAATTGCACCTCACCTAAGACTCATATGATTTGAGTTGCCCTAGTTTAACAATTAATTAAAGGGGGTATATATGTCTACTCTGCCTGTTACAGATGTCTTTACGACAGGTTGGTTTTCACGCTCGTGCATTGTGGGATTATACACGATTAAACCCTCACGAGCCTTGTGACGGCTCTTAACAGCTTTCCGCTATGAGGGTGAAAGGAACTACTAAGTCCAATGTCGGGGAACCAAGTAAACCCCGAACAGGGCATGTTGGATTTGAACCAACGTATGCAGCAGTCAAAGTGCTGTGCCTTACCGCTTGGCGAATGCCCTATATCTACTGCCACATGAATGCTATGGCGAGTATCTGACCAAACATTACCGCAATACTAAGAAGTCTCGGACTAACTGTTGCTTTTTCGTCTAATGTGGCACTTGCCATTCCAAGCGCAATTAATGCCAGCCATACTGTTGTTGCAATTTTTAGTACAAACATGATTTACACCTCAAAATCTAATTATCTTCATTTTCTTTCAATACAGACTCAGCTATGCACGCAAGAACTAAAAACACTATTGAGACTACCATTGAGCATCGGTCAGAAAAGAGTATTCCATAAAGCAAACAGAATAAAATTATCCATGTATACAGGCCCTTAAGAAACATTGGCATGAATTTATAAACAATCTTGTCTAAAATCTTCCACCTGCGCTTAGACTTAAGCTCGTGAGCCTTATCCATGTACCATGCAGCCTTACCCATATCCTCAACTGCAGGGCCTTTATGGCCGGCACGATATTTATACTTGTATGCAGTAATCTCACACCATTTAGCCACATCTTTAAGTCCGTAAATGTCAATCATTTCATCAATGCACTCTTTACGGTCAGGCAAGTTGTAGTGGCTAGGGTGATTTACCATGTCGGAATTAATTTTGTTAGACTCAAATCCTGTTAATTTCATCGCTGTTAGCTCCTTTACTGTTATATATTATATATAACTAATATTTTATCGTAGTTGTATGTATATATATTATTATTGTGTATGTTGTTTAATTAATATATAACTTATGTTATAATAATAAATACTGCTTGGTGCGATTGAGGTATGGGTAAAGGCCTTTTTGTTTTGGCGGATATTTGTGGGGCTAAGTGGGGCGGCTTGTCACTTTTCATATAGACCCCCAGGGCACCCAATACGTGCACCGTTCAGCTCTCAACCATCAAGCATTTTAAATTGTATCTATTGCATGTACAATTCATCTATACTCTTTCAACTATTCGCTAAACAACTGTTTTGCGCATAGTTGTAATAATTCAATAGCTCTCAAAGCCTTGTAAATAAAGGGCTTAGAATTGTATCTGTTGTATATACAATTACTTGGCATTATTAACCATATTGTTACCCGATAATGCTTTAATATTCTGACTATTTGCACCGCCTAACTGTGGCAACTCATTAGCACTTAACGCACGCGCTTGTGTGGCCTCGTAGCCAACTCCCGGTTGATTCATACCAAACTCATTATTGCCAACGAACATAGCACCGACAGGGGATTTATTGTCGTATGCTCTATCTTTGATACAATCTTTACGAATTCCTTGCAATTTTTGCCAAATCTCATAACTTTTAGGGCTTGACTCTTTGTTTAGTCTCCAATTATCTATAACACCGCAATCAATATTACACCAATTACTAAATGCAACAGTACTACATAGTTTATTATATACATCACTAATATATATATATTCATCACATATATTATTTAATATATTATAATTATATCTATTGTAGTTAGTTAACATACATGTATTATCATATAGCCGTTTATCCTTTAAAATACTATTGTCATTAAATATAATCTCTCCGACTCTTTTACAAACAGCCTTCCAAGGTCTTTGACCCTCGCTTTTCAAATCGTCAATTTGCAGTTCTTGACAAGCCTGTTCTATAGCCCTCTCAAAGTCCTCTCGATAGAGCTGAAACGTGCCAAAATCAGCAATTAAATGTTTAGTTATATTTCCTTTAATTTTTTCCATTTTAGCACCTCAAAATCATAAAATAAAAAAGCCCGCACCACCTGGAGTAATTCCAAGTGATACAGGCTAACCGGCATCTGCTTATTAATTAAATTTAAATTAATAATAATCAAATATACTTATTTTGTCAATACATAGAGTTATTGGACATATAACAATAACTCTATTGATTAATATATACCACATCACACATATATATTAATTATATTATATATAATAAAAAGCCGGTCACAAAAACCGACTTTTTGAAAAACAATATTTAATTTTTAAATTTCAATACTAAATTCGTCTTTTAGCACTGCTTCAAAGCTTGGCTCTAATTCACAATAGCGTTTTAAAAACTCTATCGGCTCGCATGGTGCTAATTCGTGGTGAACCTTTTCCCGTGTCTCATCATCCATTAGAACGGCTATAGCGTCCATTTTTTCTTGTGTTATTCTCATTTTTCCACCCCCTTTTTAACCTTTATATATTCGCCTTTTTCACTGTCGCGAAATGTGACATAAAAATCAGTACTACTGACACATTCCAACGGCTCTATACTTGGCACTGTGGCCGGTGTGTAATATTTACCAACTTTGAATTTTTTCATACTCTTTATACCTCCAATATAATAAACTATTTATTTACTATGACATTATATTAACATATTAAATACATAAATGCAATACATAATTGCAATAATTTTTAAAATGGGCACTCGTTGTTATTCTTTTCCAGCTCGTCCAGCTTCTCCAATACTAATTGATTTACAAAACCATTAATTGTAAGCCCTTGCGCTTGTATCCGGTCTTTTGTGCCCTTTGGCAAAGTAACGCTTATTCTGTCGTAGCTCTCTCTTATTCTGTCATTTTGCTTTTGTATACGCTTCTTGTAGTTTTCAATTATTTTCTTTTCATCCATTTTTTACACCTCATTATATAAATTAATAATATCAATATTCACTGGCAATAATATTGCTATACATAAATATATAATAATTAAATTATTATGTCAATAATAATCCATTACATAATATAAATAATAATAGTTATTTCTTATTATATGCATTAATCCATTTATTATTGATTTTATTATTACATTAATGTAATTAAATTTTATTGCAATATTTTTTAATTTATGTATTGACATTACATAAATGCAGTGTTATTATAATGTCAAGTCGAAAGGCAAGGAACAAAATAGTTTACAATATGGAGGTAAACAATATGGCAAAATTTAAAATTGAGAATGGAAAAATTTACAGTGAAAAGCCAATGAGCGAGGGAATCGATGTTTTTGAAATTGTGGAGAAAATTCCAACCCGTTTTTTTGTCTGGAATATTGGCGAAAACATGGGAACACATGAATATATTCCAGTTTGCGAAGATTTACACCCAGGAGACAAAGACAATTGTGAAATCAACGCGGCAACGCTTAAAGCTGTAAAAGTTGCACCGGATGAATGGGAAAAGCTCGACAGGGCGGCAACTTGGGGCATTGGAAACCTTAAACAAGCAGAAAAAGCCCTAAAGAGCAAGCGCCGCGGCTACACATCCAACAGAAAAAGAGCGGCCGCAGAACTCACAATTGAAATTTTCCGCAGAATTTGCGAATAGTCGAAACCGCCACCCGGCGGGCACAACAAAACAAGCTATTTCAGGCTTTTATTATTAATTGGAGGGTGTGAATTATGAGCTCATATATATTATCAATCGAATCAATAACAGATATAGCGGAGTCAATTCGCTATATACTGGACAACTCAAGCAATAGCAACTGTATAAGTTTAAATACTAAAGAACTTAAAAACCAATTTAGAAATTGTGACGGTAAAAGCGGATTTTATCAAACTAGGAAAATAGCACGCGTTTTATACCGCTTTAACGATTTGGCTGTATCGTCAAGGTATGACGAAAGCGCAACAGAAATACCGGACTTTCCCAACGATGGCAAAAATTTGTATATGCTCGATAGATATAGATTTATCAAAAAGCTAGAATGCTATCTATATCAGTGTGACGAGCAAGCAACTTGCACAACGGCGCTTTATAAGGCACTAAATGATTTATTATACAGCATTTACCGCGCAGAAATTCATAAATCAGATAATTATAAAAATATTGAGGAGTGGGGATAAAACATGATTAATATAGACATGTGGCACAATGATAAAATAAAAGCGGTTGGAAAAATCAATATATTTTTTAACGATTTGGCCGGGAAATATTGGGGGAATTGTTATATTAACAATAAAGCTATTGGAGATTATACCGCAGACAGCTCGACAGACATCGAAAAGACTTTCGAGCATTTAGCAATTAATTGGAATTAAGTAAAATAAGCTGGTGCAAGTTCACCGGCTTTATATTAAAGAGGTGTAAATATATGAGATATTGCGGACGACAGAAAAACGGAAAAGCGTTGTTATTAACGGACGATAAAATTATAAACAATGCACTTGAACAGGAAAAAAGCGGAATAAAACCGCATTATGCTTTTTACGATTATAAGAAGCATGAAAAAATAACTCCGGCTGGCTGGCTTGTATGGTCTTTAAATGATGGCGGTTGTGGTGTAGTTTACCGCCGTAAAGATGGGAAAATGGTTATTACAACCGGGTTACAAGGTGATTTTTGTTATTGTTAGGGGGCAAACTATGGACGATTTAAAAGAACTTTTAAAGGCTTTCGGGCTTTTTGTATCATGCCTAATTATTGGGTATGGCGGTTTGTTTTTATTTTTTTATTAAATAGCTAATATCAAGGGATTTTTAAGCCGGTTCGATTCCGGCTATTAGCTTTATATATAAGGCTTTTCAGGCCTTATATTATCAATTTAATTATTTTATTCATAGGTGCTTTTATACGGCTTTACGGCTGTATATATTGTGCTCCGTCCGCGCGTCCGGTAAATAATCGCGCCAAGAGGTTTTGCAAATGCCTTTATATTTGCATCAGGCTCAAGAGTGCAATGCCTGAAAAAATAATTGTGCGCCCTTTATAGGTGCTTTGCGTTACCACCTAATAAAAACAGATTAACGCACGTATGAACCGCGAAAAGGTCAAAAAATAGCTTATAAACCACGCACTAAAACAGAAAAGAGGGTCAATGAATGGTCAACGAACTAACCACGCTTGACGCTGTAGAGTGTGAAATAAAAGCACGCTACAATGGCAAATATCAAAGCGCGCCGGAATATCAAGCAAGCGAGCGCGCCACACGTAAAGCAATAACAGACATTTTTAGAGCTGTCGCAGAGTCGGGCGCGTGTGACGATGTTACCACGCTTATTAGTGGCAAGGAATACCGCCGGGCGGCTTTTAATAACTACCTAAACCATAAAAACTATATAAGCCCAATAATTAAGGCTTGTTATAGATAGGGGGGGGTGTATTATGTCTAATTATGAGTATTTGGGGAGAAAGGAAATATATAAGCGAGTCAAGGCGCTAGGCTATGACATGCCAAAAATAAGCGACTTTAATTATATCAAATACGATTGTATAGAGTGGATGGAGTCGCACAAGTTAAAAATAACAGTTCAAAGGTCCGGTGAATGGTTGCAGGTTGTCGAAAAACATGCGCATGTTCACCCGGTCACGCTTTTTTGCGACTATCAAGGCGGGAAATATATCACGCGTTACCACTAGGGATATCTTATATCCCTTTTTGTTGTGCCAAAAAATCAAGCGCGCAGCCGTTGGAGCTGTCGCAAGTTGTCCGGCTATAGTTCCGGGTGCTGTCGTACATTGACAAATTAACAAAAATATTCTATGATTTTATGATATACACATTTAAAGCCGTGTATTTGACGTTTTAAGGACTTTTATACGTGCTAGCGTGGATTTTATCGAGTGCGCTGTAATAAGTCATAAAATAAGCCGTTTACAATGCCTTGTGATATATCTGTAGAGGTTCAAGCCGTCAAGCCGTGGCAAGTTGTGCCGGGTGCAATATCTAACAAGTCGGGCGCACCAACTCATGGAAAATGTTTGAATTTTCAGAAAACTTTACTCAATTAAAGTGCGGTGCGAGTTCTTTGCAAGTTCTCGACAAGTTTTTGCAAAATTTTGCGAACGGATTTTTGAAATCGAAAAAGTCAAAGGTACGGGGGCACTTAATTCATCCTAAAATTTTTGGGAATTTGAATTTTGAATTGCCAAAAAATAAATGCTCTTGGCACTGTAGTCACTCTCTCCTAGCTTCTCAATCAATTTCTGCCGTGTCATTTCCGGATTAGTCCGGTGTATGTATTCTAATAGCCTGTCTATTTTATCCATAGTATCTATCACTCCTAGCTGCTCCAAGTATCATGTCAACAATGTCAAACACTTCATCCCCATATGTTGCTACAAAATCACACAATATCTCTTCCTGTTCGATAGGCAAATACACATCATAGGACATACAGATTGCGTGACATACTTCGTGTATCAGCACTTTGCGTTGCATAAATCCACGCAAGGCATTTGACAGATAAATTGTGTGTGCATTTCTATCAGTTACACCTAGCACAGAAACATTGTCTGACCGCTTTAATTCGCCTGAATTTGAATTTTTATATTGTACTTGCCACATTGTACCATTAACATTAATAAACATCTGTATGCTCCTTTCTGAATAAAGCAAAAGCCACTAACCGAATATCAGCTAGTGGCTTTTTACTAGAGAAAGTAGTGATTATCTATTTCTCCGCATTTCTTTTCCCCATTATAAAAATAAAAATCTTCGGCATCAAATTGAAATATGCCAAACAATGAGTTCTTGCTAGATAAATACTTTATTCCGTCTTTATCTATATAATATTGAGTGACCTCATTATCAATGGGGCTGATTATCAAATCTCCATTTTTAAGGTTGTTAAAAGTTCCTATTTTTTGTCTTTTCATGAATAGCCTCCGTTTTATCCAAAAGTAAATGTATTCCTCTTCTGATGGCTTCACCTTTTGTGAAATTGTGCTGTTCACAATAGGCTTTCAGCTTTCTTTCTGTTTCCTCATCAAGTCTGATACTAAATCTGCTTGATTTCGGATTGCCAACTTTAGGTCTGCCTGCTGGTGACATAAACATCGCTTCCTTTCTTGTCACACCTTTATTATATTTATGTCACACCATATTGTCAAGCATTATTTTAAAATATTTTTCACTAGCCAATATTCAGTTATCAATGTGCGAAAAACAGGCTATGAGCATTACTACCCATAGCCTTAATAATTACAGTTTTGACGCAAGATTGCTCATTTTTGTGCGTAAAAGGTTGCGTTCATCGGGTGTCATGTCATTCAGAAGCTCCGATATATCTCCACTTAATTCACGGATATACATATCAAGGGCTTTCATTTTATGCTCTTTGTCCTCTGTAGAAGCTCCTTTGTGCATTTCTTTTGTCTCGGTATAATGTCTCTTTGCCCTGTCATAATTGCTTTCACTCACATGTGGTGCAATCGGTTCAGAGTAGTACATCTTACCTTGGCTCTTATCCATGTCACGCATATACTCCATGTCGTTGTAGTTTACCGGCATGTGATAATATGGCGGTTCTTCATATCCCCTACGTGTTCCACGACCTTTAGGGGCAAATCTGCCATTTGCATAGCGATATTGGTCGTAATATCTTCTACCACTTTCTTCGCCATATTCTGCCTTAAGACTTCTTAGGAGTTCTTTGTCGTACTCTTCTTCCTCTTCATCAGCCTTTTTCATAGCCTTGGAAATTATTGAATGATACTCAGCTTCTGCAAGGTCTTTTATCATATCTACGACCTGTCCCATCTCGGAAGTGTCAACATTCTCAACGCCCTTTTCAAGCTCGTTGACAGCTTTCTCTGTAAGACACTCCTGCATTTTGTGTATTCTTTCAACGTGCATACTCTCGCCCCCCTAACCAATTCGATTTACTGTGATGTTAGCATTTGCAACACTGATAGCCTGTGCAGATGTATTCTTGACAGAAATTGCCTGACAGCATCCGCAAGGAAGCCATACATCTGTTGCCATAGACACATTGTTAAATGCTTCAACTGCTGTTGGTGTAGAGATTGCCAGTGTAGATAAGTCCGGCTCGCCCTCGACAGCAATAGCTAATGAAATTGCTCCTGCGGTTCCGCCTGTAGGAACTGCAATATTTCCGTTAAATTCTACTCTGTACTTTGCTTTGCAAGTGTTGGTAGCGCCTTTAAGGTTAATTAATCCGCTTCCTGTTCTGTGTGAAATATATCCTTTATTGCATACAGACGTTGGCGCATCTGTAAATAATACATTTCCGTTTACTGCAACTGTCTGTGTTGCAACATTTGAAAATTCAGCCATAATAAAATCCTCTCTTTCACAAAATAAGGGCAAACATTATAGTCTGCCCTTGGGTTATAAGTAATACTGCTTAGCAGACATAATCTCGACTAACTCTCGACTAAACTTGGACTAAACCTCGACTAAAAATGGTTTTTAATCAGTTTAGATTGAGTTAAACTCAATTAAGATACTCAATTATTCAGTTTTAGCAATTACAGCCGGTATTGCAACCGCAGCCATATGCATAACCATAAAGGTTAGAAGCTGGGAACGATGGAACCGGTGTAGGTCTTACTGCATCAATAATCTGATTTGTTTGTGCTGCCATTGTAGTAGTCAGAAGTGCGTTCTGTCTATCCTGTGAAGCTGCTCTTCTCAAATCGTTATTCTCTGCCTGTAAGGTTGCAATCTTGTCGTTTGTCAGGAAATCAAGGATGGCCCTCGTCCCTGCCTGCTGGCTGTCAATAATATCTCTTGTATTATTGTTCATTGTGTTTTGTAAAGCACAAGTGTTAGTTGCCATGTTGTAGTTTACACCTTGAATTGCTTCTCTTGTCTCGCAGCAGCAGTTAGCAAGCTGTGACTGTAAAGCATTGGTATTCTGCATATTAGCAACTGTATCAGCGTTTACCGCCTGTTGTATGCCATAGCCTGTCTGCATGATATTTGTGTTGATACCATTAAAGCCTGTAAGCATACTGTTGTTCATAGCATAAAATCCGTCACAAAGTCCGTTAGAAATGCCATCTAACTTGCTGACAACTGTCTGATTGTCAAAGCCTCTCTGAATTTCGCTTCCGACACCGCCATTAGTGCCACCGAAACCACCAAAGCCGTTGCCCCAGCCCCCAAATATCGCAAATACTACGATAAGGAACCAAAGCCATGAGCCGTCATTCCAGTTATTTCCGTTGTTTCCGTCCAAATTCGCCACGATGGGTACGCTTGGACAATTTCCTGTGTTGAACATCTGTTTTACCTCCAAAATTTATTTCATAAAGAGTCGTGCGCACGTTCTCTCATATGCTATATCCCAAAATTACCTCTAATCTGCTTCATTACATCATCAGGATTAATACCCTTTTCCTTGCATAGGTTTCTTGCCATTTGCTCAATTCCCTTGCTGTTTCCGCTTTGAGCCATGCTCATTGCATTCTGAATCATTGGATTTCCCATTACACGATTATTGCTCATTATCTGTTGCATTATTCCCATTACATTCATGCTTTTTCACTCTCCTTACTTTGTGTTCGTGGAGTTTTTCTTTGCGTTCCTAAAGATAATTGCTCAATTTTCTCTGATAGTTCGTTGAGCTTTGCCATAATACCTTCTGTGGCTTTCTCTGATAGGTCAAATTCAAGCTTTTCCGTGTCACCCGATAAAATGTCTGTCTTATCGTTTAAAACCGGCTTAAAAGTCAATGTGCGTATTGTTCCGTCAGCATTCCAACCCTTGACATAAATTTCCGACATATCCTGTTTTGGGAAAAATGCCATTGAGCCGTCCATAGGCACTTCATTGGCGTTAATATTTTCAACTGCCTGTACTACTCTGCCACTTATGCCTTGTGTTGGCTCAGGCTGTTGGTATCTCTGATAGCTCGCCATTGGGTTGTACTGATACGCTCCATAATTAGGTGTATAATTCATCATTGGTTGCTGATACGGCATGTTCATTTTCTCTTTCCTCCAAGACCTCTTCGATTGCTTTAATGACAAGGGATAATGTCATTAAGTCGATTTTTTGTAACTCACTTTTTGCAAATATTTGTTCTCTTACTTCATCGTCAAACATAACATCATCTCCTTATGCCTAAATTGTTGCATAAAAAAAGAGAAGAGCATTTCCATGTTCTTCTCTAATTATTGTCATGCATAAGGTTTTTCCATGTACCATTCATGTACCAATAGTGTACCATTTTTTGTTTATTTATGTGAATATATAACGAATTATATAAAATTAAGATTTCATGTGAAACATCGTAAAATTGAGGTATGTTGCGGTTTGTGAGGATATAATGAACTATGTTAAATACCTCTCGTAGCAACGATGCCTAATTTCATTTTTGATTTTACCTATTCAAAAATCCATTGTTTAAGGGATTTTTGCCTTTCTATTTTTGATTTATGTACCAATTTTGTACCAATTTAATTGGATATACTATATTTTTGATTATTTTATATTACTTTGAGTGCTTCTGCCACTCTGTCCATTTCTAAGTTCTTTTGCTCGTCTGTCGTGTGAACGTAAAGGTTCATTGTGATACCTATGTTCGAGTGTCCTAATATTGTCTGCAAGGTTTTTGGAGTCATACCGGCTTCAATACATCTTGTTGCGAATGTATGTCTTAATACGTGCATTGAAAATCTCGGTATCTGTGCTCTGTCACACGCTTTGTAAATTCCGGTATCATATGTGCTGTTTTTCACAGGTGCCCCGGTCTTGCACAGAAACACCCTGTCTCTCCATTGGATGTCAATAAATTTGAATGAAGCATTTTTAGCTTTCTGCAATTTCAATAGTGATACAGCTTCATCAGTGAGTGGAATTGTCCTGTATCCTGATTTGCTCTTAGGTGGGCCCTCTCGCCATTCACCTGTTGAATGCCTGTACTCTAAGCTCCTGACGATTTTGATTGTTTTGGCTTTAAAGTCTACATCTTCCCATTTAAGCCCCACAAGCTCACCTGTCCTTAGTCCGGTCTGCAAGGCAAATCTGTATTGATACTCATATGATGTGCCTTTGATAGCTTCACAGAATTTTTTCTGATTTTCAATCGTCAATGCTTCTTTCTTTGAGGACTCCTTACCGATGTCGGATTTCACCATGCGGTTGCACGGATTTTTGGGAATAATCTCACTTTGATATGCATAGTCAAGCATGTTGTATAGCGCTATGCGTGTCTGATATATCGTTGCCGTTCTGTAATCCTCGTCAGCCATATTAGTCATTATCTTTTGACAGTGGAGCGTATTAACCTCTCGCAGTATCTTATTTCCGATAACAGGCTTTATGTTGCGATTGTATCTCTCGGTGTAGTTTCTTAACGTGTTCGGTCTTACTGTGCGCTTCTTAACGCTTATCCAGTAGTCAAACCATGCATCAACCAACATGTCAGACGGAAAGTCGGGGTTGCTGTGCTCATCAGTGTATTGCTCATCGGCAAGCCACTTTTTGCACTCTTGTAGTTTTGCGAATAATTTCTGCACTCGCTTTCCATTCCTTGTCGTGTATCTGCCAACATAGTATTTGTCTTTTCTCTGACTAATGCCTCTGCCTAGTTCTTTACCTTTCAAGTCCTTTCCCATATTAAATTTTCGCTCCTTTCACTTATGGAAAAAGCCTTATGCAATTTATTATAATATCACATAAGGCTACATAAGTCCACATTTGATTATATCTCTATCGACTCTGCGATATACTTTTCAAACTCTTTCCGCTTGATTAATCGTCTCTTTCCGACATACATAACAAATTGGCACCTTGGGTTGTTTGTTATTTCTCGGAGCTTATTCACTCCGATATTACTGTATTCCGCAGCTTCATCAATCGTCAGCGTTATCTTTTCCCATATTGGCACTTTATTAATCATCGCCTGACTCCTTTCTATCTTTTCTTTAATGTCTGCCACTCTCCGGGAAGTGGTTGTTTTTGAGATTAATAGTCTCTGTGATACCTCTTCAAGGCTTTTATCAGCAACTAGCAACTCAAAAACTTCCGCTTCTTCATCTGTGAAATTGGCATTTTTCAAAATTTCTTCAAGTTCCGGTCTAGTCAGTTTTGAAAACTTCATAGACCTTATCTCCTATTCTTCGGTTTTGCTTGTACTGTGTATACAAGTATTTGAGTATCGGCATGAGCTGTTACACGGCTTGTTGTCTTCGTATGCACATTGTCTTTCAATCGGTTCTGTATCACTCACGGTTCTGCATTTCATCTCTGCTCTCCCATTCCTCGCAACAATCGGTGTAATCCGTCCAATCAGCTACATATTCGCTATCTTGGTTACAGCATACCCAACCTTGCGATATATCCTCATATTGATGATATTTACAATTTCCACAACATTCGCTCATTTAATCATCACCTCTTTTTTATATTGCTCTGCCATGTATTGTCCGTAGCTCATGCCCTTACTCTTAGCAATCTCGCAGATTTCCGCAAGTTTGTTTTTCTTAACAGGCTTTCTTTTGAGTCTTTTCTTTTCTCTGATTTTTCTTAATTCCGTAGCTCTCTGCTCTCTATGTGCTTCACAACACGTATTTTGGTTAGCTGCGGTCGGTGTAAATGTCTTGCTACAGACTACACATTTAATTGGTTTGTAGTGTTTCATTGTTTCGCCTCTACATAAAATCGCTTAATATCATTTGTGCCATTTCGGTATCTAGCCTCTGCTTTGATACCTTGTAATAGTATTCGTCAAGCTCAAACCCAACAAATTTATGATTTGTGTTATAGCAAGCTATTAGACTGCTCGCACTACCTACATGAGTATCAAGTATAATGTCATTAGGCTTTGCGTATCTGTTTAATAGCCATTCATATAGTGCTACAGGCTTCTGTGTTGGGTGCATTCTGTTTTCATTAGTATTTCCTTGCGGGATATGCCTAAACATTTTTGCATTACCATTAAATGAACACCAAGCGTACTCACACATCGCCATAGAGAAATCTTCTGAAATATTCTTTTTATCCCACACAATAAAACATCTTGTTGGTGGTAGATTAAAATAATTACCGCCCCATATAATCTGATTTTTACTAACCCTAAATAATTCTTCAAAATACTCCTTGCTTGGTGCTATATCCCAGTGCCTAATATCTTGTTTTAATTCTACATTTCCATTAGTCTGATACTTTTTCGACCAAGTTTCGCCTGTTCTGCAGCAATTAGAGCTAGGGATAGTCCCCACCGTCAATATGATATTTGTCGAACCGCCCTCCAAATCTGCCTCGCTTTTTCTTTTCCCATTCATCGGATTGCCCCCCCGAATGGTGGGTCTACAATCGCAAGGTCAAAATATTTATCAGGAAATTCTTTCATTCCTTGCATACAATCCATGTTGTAATATCCAAAATCTAACATTTTCTCTTCTGTAGTTTCTTCTGCGACTTTTACAATCTCTTTACCGCGCCACCGGATAGTTATTTTTGTTTCCTTGCTATTGGTTTTGTAAATCATTTGCAAGTCATATTTCCTTTGCAGCGGTCGGTAAAAATCGTAAAAATCTTTCAAGGCGTCCATTGTGGACTCCTTTCTTTTATCTTCTGTCGTGCAATGTTTGCCTTTTCACAAGTCGCATTCTTAACGTTTTGCTGATAGTGTTTTTCACAAACCTTATATCCGGGTTTTACCGGATTATCGCAGAAAAAACACAGTCCTTGTTCATATCTGCCGGTTCTTTCAGGCATTTTAACTCGCGCTCTTCTCATTGTTTCTCTGCAAAATGTGCAAGTGGTATATCTCGGGTCTGCTTTCCTTTTACGACAACGTGTGCATATGCCATTTTCCTTGTCTTTTTCGTATCGTGCTTTTCGCCATGCTTTTTGTCGCTCATTGTATTTTTCAACATCAGCAGCACGTATCTTTGACATGGATTCGGCTGATTTTGCCCTACACTCAACACAGCTTTTTTCGTCACCATACAGTAAGTTCTTACCGCATCTAGGGCAAACACCAACTGCCTGTAATTTCTTGTAAAGCTCTCTGCCATATGCTGTACGTTTGCTGTTGCAAGCCGTACACACCACACCCTCTCTATCAAGTGGTTTTCCACAAAGCACGCAAAGGTTACTAGCTTTTCGTTCTTCATATCTCTTCCTGGAATACTTGTCTTTTATCATTTTTCGCTAGGAGTAAAGCCAGCTTTAATTGTGCGCACAAACCTCTTCCTCCTATCTTTTCATCTGCTCAATACGTTCTTTAATTTCTTTTGGCATTGGAATACCTTTAATTGGCTTATTTTGGCTTTTATTATCTTCAAGCGATGTTTTAATCGTCTGTTGATTTTTAGAGCCGATTTGAGCCGAATACGAGCTTCTATTGGTATTTTCAATCAATGCCTGTATATCCTTTGGCATTTTTTGATATTCCTTTGCTTGATTAACAACTGTTCTGTAGGTTCTCATAAAGTTTGACTGCACTACGTTTTCAATACTCTTGCTGTCCGTCAGTGCCCAGTTCCTAAGATTATCAGGACTCCCGACAGCCTTTTGTACAAGTGGTGGTAGCTTGTTAAATTCTTCAACTGCACCATAATAGCCATTTCGCAGTGCCCTACTAACAAGGAACCATGCTTCCATTTCGTTAAGCTCCTGTGGGGATTGAACCTCATGCAGTTTGTTGATTAGCTGTCCTATGCTCGGTGCAAATCCGCTTGTATCGGAATGCACGTAAGTTTTCAATGCCATAGATATTTGACTGTAGCTGTATTCTTCCAACATCATATTCCATACATCTACTGTCTCTGATAAATTGCTCGGCTTGTAATTGGGGTAGCAATCACACATTATGCGGATAATCTTAACTGTCTCGTCTCTTGTCATTTCTCTACCTCATACGTTATCCCAATCAATAGCACCCTTGTTAGTTGAATGTGGTTCATTGTCTTTTAGTGCAAACAGCCCTTGCCAGCAATGGTCTACTGATTGATTAAGAATTTTAACAGCCAAATCGTTATCACCCTTTGAAAGTCTCTCGATAGTGTTCATAGCTCGGTGCAATGCCATTTCAGTGCATATTGGCTTCTTAATTTTTTTTCGCATTGTCAGATATTCCTGAAAAGCACTCTCAAGCATTGCATCATCAGGGTAGTAGACAGTTTTCTTTTTAGATATTGATTTATCAATATCTTTTTCTTTTATATCCTTATCTTTACTATCCTTAACTATACTATTCTTATCTATACTTACCTTACCTATACTTTCCTTACCTACGGATACATCTTGTATACATTTTGTATCCATTTTGTTTACATCAAGCGTATATGCCTTATTTTTCTTTAATCCCAACATTGATTTTTCTTCAACATAATCAGTAGGTCTGTATCTGTCTGCCTGTATGTAATTGTGCATTTTCCAATGCTTAATCACAATTACACCGCTTTCAAATAAGAGCACAAACGATTTTGCAAGCAATAGTTTAAAATCATCATCGGAAGCACCACACATTCGCTGTATTTTCTTAGGATTATTAACAAATCCATCATCGTCAGCATTCATGGATAGGTGAAAATAAAGCATTTGAGTACTGCTCGGCATATCGAGAAAAGCGTCACTTTCAGTTATTTTCTTAGCAAACATTCTACGTTCTGCCATTTTTAATCTCCTATTTTCTTCAAGTTTCGGTTGATGTATTTTAATCTTTTCCCTCGTGGTTTATATTGTTATACCCTTTTCTCAACGTGTTCTGTACCTTATTCATACCCTTGAAACCGCCGACAATAAAAGCTATTTCTGCTCTATTTTCCGTCGCTTTTGTTTCTGCTTCCATATCGTGTAGTCCGTACTCTACCTGAATAATTTCATTTGCAGTAATTCTTTTCAGAATTTCATCACATTTCTTCTTGCTTAAAAACTTCACTCTGTTTTACTCCTTTCAACAAATTTCAGTTTGCCTGTTCAATTTCTACATCAACATCAATATGCAATCTTTTTTTCTTTCCTGTATTAACATCAATACAGGAAACATACCCATTTGTACTCTCCAACAAATGTCCTACTTTGTAAATATCACCCTCAAATCTGAACACATCTCCTTTTCTTAAAAATCCTATCTGCGTAATCATATATCTACCTCCATAAATCCTAATTTATCTTTACATCAAATTCTCTTTTGATTTCAGGATATCTACCAAATTAATGTATAGACAATTCCTTTGCCTGTTGTTGTTATATCAAGTGTTATCTCGGTAGTGCCTTTTTCTTTTAAGTTTTGGATAAAATTATTTACTTTGCCTGTTCTTTTCTCTTACCAGACTGGCATCCTTTCTAAATTTCAGTTTACAACATTAAACACTTTTCTTCTGTAAGTTTGCCACAACTCTGCAACCATAAAGTTCTAACAAATCATGTAAATCAAACTCTTCTAATTCATTCTCATCAGCGATTTTATCGCTATGCACAAGAATCTCATCATCCATCTCGGCTGCATGAATTGTCTGCCTAAGAATACTTAACATAGTATCTACTGCATACTCAAAACCTTTAAGATTATCTTCGTTCATACCACCTGTAAGAGCGTCTTTCATTTTATTCATCTGTTCCTCTAAAAACTTTGGAACATTACAAGCTATAAACATCATTTCTTCATTCATAATTTCTTTTTACTCCTTCAGCATTATCCTTTATGCTATCAAATGTGTCTTCCCATACACCGCAAAATTCTTCGCAGAATCCTTTTAAACCATAGAAAATACTTACCGGCACTGACATAACAATCAAAAATATGTTTCTTAAAATATCATGCTTTAACATAAATATAATTATTTTCTTTTTCATGTCACCTCTCCTAAACGCTGCTTAATTCGTCTAATAACTCATTCATCATCTTTGCAGATATATCAACATGCATATTTGCAATGATTTTTGTTTTCAAATCTTCTATCGCTGCTTCATATCCACGCTTATATCCAATGTTATAACAATTCTCAGCAGTTGATTTTATTTCTTCTAAGTGTTGTGATTTATCCATAATTGCCGCCTTTCTTTTCATTTACTCAACGTCCTTATATGAATCTGCATTAATAAGCTCCATAAATTTATCTAGTTGCTTCTGTGACACCTTATTGCCCTGTTTATCCTCTCTAATCGTCACAACAAGGTGTTTTTCGATGATATGCGATAATTCCCTTGCGAGGTTCTTTCTACCTTGCTGTACGCCCTGCAGATAGCCCTTAGGCGCTTTTCTCTCGCCTATTGAACCACTAGCACGATTTTCTCCTTGACCGCCTAAGCTGACATTCCGAAGCTGATAACCTTTATCAGCATATAGTTTGATGTAATACTTCTCTTTCTCGTCAAGCTGGCTCTCGGGGAAATTCAGAAATTCGACTCGCCAACCATAAGGGTTTTTCTCTTTGTCATATAACTTATGTTTGCGTAAGCTAAGGTCTATATGCTGTTCATAACCTACAAGGTGGCTTGCCAATCTGCTAAGTGTATGTACCGCCTGTCCGACATACGCATACTTAAATCCGTTTTCATCTTCTCGAAGTAAGAAGTAAATCCCACTCCTGTCATTCAGTTTTGAGTTTAGCTTCAATAGTCGCTTTTTGTTTTCCTGTTCTATTGCCTTGGCTCTTGCTATGTTCTGATAATTCAATGTTTCCACCCGCCTTTACTATCTCGATTGCCTTACCATAAGCAATCAACTGACCTAATTCTTTCGGTTTATCTTTTATGATGTCATCAAGGATTCTGTTTACAGGAACTTGACTTTTTAATTCTTCCAACTGTTCCACAACCTTGTCTACATCATAAGCGGTCGGGTATTTATCCAGTAATAGCAATACTGCATTTGTATTTACTAAAGTTCCATTACTTAAAGTAACCGATTCTAAATCTTTCTTTAGTGTATCCGCGTCAATCAATCCCATTCTTATCACGCTCCAATAATATACATTCAGTTTCAAAGAGTTTTTCAGATATATCTTTTGAATTAACTCTGCTCTCAAATTCCTTGATAAAATCTCTGTATGCCTGTTTTCTAACTTCTCGGTCGTGCTTGGTACAATCAAGCTCATCGAATGAGATATTGATTTTTTTGATAATACTGTAACTTGATTTATCAGAATTGATACTCATGTATCTTTCAGTGCATATTGGCATAATGCCATTTTCCTGTAACAGTTCTGTAATCTGAAATACAAACGCTCTTACAACTGCAATATCTTTTTGCTCCGACATATCCTTTGCAATATTTGCAAATATTTTATTTGTATAATCCATTATTTTTCCTTTCCAGGGCAATCAATAATGACTGCCCTATAATCAACCGACTCTTAGTTAAATGGTAATTCCTCGTCAATACCATCAGGAATTGACATGAAGCCATCATAGGGTTTTGGCTGTGGCTCTGCATTGCTGCCACTTGAATTTTTGCTTTCGCCAAATTCGGTATTCTCAACCACTACATCAGTTGTGTATACCTTCTGTCCATCTTTGTTCGTGTAACTGCCAGTCTGAATTCTGCCCTCGATAAGGAATTTTGTACCTTTGCGCCCAAACCTCTCAAAAAATTCAGCCGTTTTGCCAAAAGCAATACATCTGATAAAATCTGCTGTAGGCTGTCCTTCCTGTTTGAATCTTCTGTCTACTGCAAGAGTAAATCTCGCTACTGCCATGTTGTTTCCCTGTGTATAAGTTGTTTCTGCGTCTTTAGCCAGTCTTCCACATAAAATTACTCTGTTAATAAGTCATTCCTCCTGTCTGTTTAATTTTTAAAAAGGGCACTCATTAGGATTAGCAAGTAGCCATTCCTTGTTACGCTCCGCAACATCCACATTCGCCCCATAAGCAACTTTCTTCATCTTCTCGATAAAACTATCTCTATCAGAATTTTCACTTGATAGATGGCACATTATGACGTTCTGCAAGCTATCTGAATAATTTGCCTTAACAAAATCGCAAGCCGTGTCAATGGATAAGTGACCTCTGAAAACGTGATTAGCTTTGCCTGTGTTATCCCTGTCGATTAAATCCTTGTCATAATTCACGCCTAAGAGAATGTGGTTTATGTCTTTAAACCTCCACTTGACAACCTCACAATCGGTTATATAAAGCATTCTTCCCATTTCCGGGTGAGTAATCAGAAAGCCGAATATCGGACAAGGTGTTCCGTCTGCATTGGTGTGCGTCCAATTTCCGTCTATTGTTGTTAAATCAAAAGGTTTTACTGTGAATTCGCCTATATTCATTGATTTACAGCTATCGCCTAAATATGGGGCAAGTATCGGTATTCCCATAGGCTTAAAATCGTTTAATGACTTGCTGTGGTCTAGGGTAGGTGGGCATGACTTATAATCATGCCCTTTATCCCCCTTATGTGCCAATTTAAGCCTTTCTTAATCTCCTTAATCGGTATTCCACAATCAAGGATAAGTGTTTCTCCACTGTTGGAAGTTAGCAGATAGCAATTTCCGGCTGACGATGAGCCTAAGCATTTAAGTTTCATTCGCAACCTCCGCAACAACCATAAGGCACATTGGCATTGAATGCCTCGTCTATTTCGCTTGCATACTTGCGGTATTTTTCCGGTATTTTGTCCACATCTATTTGCCATTCTCCTTTATAGGCTTCATAGTTTCTAATATATCCGCCGGAGTGCCAAAATATAGGATATATGCCTTTGCGTTTATTCATTTTTGTGTCATACCCATTTCCGAATATCGCCTTTTTTCCGTCAATCTCGAGCGTCAAATCTCCACAACATAAATTGGGATACTCGCCTGTGTAGCTTATGAATTTGACATGTTCGGTTACACTTTCTTTATTTGAATTGATTAGCATACTCACACCTCGATTTCATCATCCTGTGGGAACTGAAAATATTCAAATTCTGTTAGTTCTTCGCTAATATCCACCATTATCTCCATATTACTCATGCTGCTTTCAGCATTGGCGAAAACTCTCCTAGCTTTTTCTGACATTAAACCCATTGCTAAGTTCCGCTTATAAGACGTCCTTAACATTTCCATAGCCTTAATTGCCTTTTCTTTACTCGAGTATCTGCCAATTATCGAAATCTCGCTATCTCCAGCAGACTGTATTGCTATGACATTTTCAATTCTTGGGTAAATGAAAATCGTGCTTATTTCATACGGAAAATCCATTGTTCCATCCTGTGAAATTACTCTCATATCAGCTCTCCTCACTCTGCATAAATTCCGGTAGTTCCTCTGACTGCTTGTCAGTTGCATCGGTCGGCTCTACATCAATTATGTTGTCCTCGTCAAAATCTACACTATTTGCGTTCTGCTCAATGTCATAGGCAACATCCTGTTCAAGCATTTCATCGTGGCTGATTTCCTCGTAATCATCTTCTTTACCAAAACCGCTATGAGTATTGTTGATAGCTTTGAGAAGTCTGTTCTTAACAGTTTTCATAGCCATTTGGTCTGCGAATTTCTGATGAACTCCGTTTCCAGTCTCCTTATATCCGTATCCCTGTTTCCAGGCTGTCTTTATCTGTGCCATAGTCATAACTTCTGCAATCTTCTCACCATTTTCCATAATTGCTACTGCATAAGCACCAACAATCTTGTCATTGTCGATATTTTCAAAGCTCTGTTCGTGGCAATCAATAATTGTCTTTGCGTCCTCTTTGTGATACTTGAACACATCTCCCTTGTAAATGACCGCTGCATTAATGTCTTTAAGTCCATATCTTCTAGCAAGACAAGTTGCACCATAAACAGACGGCTGACAGCTTAATTTGCCCGCATAAGCGACAGGGTAACACTGCTTCTTTCTTATTGATAATCCGTCTGTCACCATTTCAATAAGTGCATTTTCGATACTTGCCCTTGTGCAACTCTGTAATACAGGCTTCTTATTCATATCCTGTGTGTCCTGTAAAATAAGCATTGCTGACATAAGCTCATTTGTGTAGTTGTAATCTTTAGGAAATGTTAAGCCGAATTTCTCTTTCTGCTTAATTTTTACAACCATTCCCTCTGTAAAATCTTTTGCTACAAGCTCTCTGCTTTCAGCTTCTTTCTTTTCCGCAACTGCTGTATTCTCTGCCATAATTAATCCTCACTTTCTACTTCTTTAAATTCGCCATCAACTAATTTATAGAATATATCTTCTTTGATACGTTCTCCGTCTACATATTCTGTTTTTACACACTTAGGAATCCATATATAATTACCACTATCATTTGCTTTATCAGTTCTAATCCATTCAGCTAACGTTATCCAACTACCGATTTTTGCTTTTACTATTGAATTGTAGCCTGCTGCCATAACCACAGAGTTATTACCTTCTGATGTTATCTTTGCGTAATATCCACTTGAACCTATCTTTGCGGAATCTCCACTTGAACCTATCTGTGCGTAATCT